TTATGCTTGACCGGTATAGTTTTTCCAGAGGATTTCGAGGCGGTTGCGCATTTCTTCCAATTCGAAGCTGTAGAGTTGTTTCGTCGGGTTTTTGCGGGGGGCAGGCATCTGAAAATTCAAAGAGGCCACGACGCACCAGAGCTGCTGCCACTCTCCTTTTTTAATCGTGTAAGGGGGAAACTCCTCGTTATCGGAGCGCACCTCCAACCCGCCCACCGAATCCATGCCGGTGTATACCCGCTTTACTACAATGCCGTCGTAGGTTACGACCACATGGACGTAGCTGTCTTTGATGGTTTCCAGGTCGGTGTCCACGAAGCGGCACAGCACCAGGGAGCCGTCATGCAGTGTCGGGTACATGCTGCGACCTTTCACGCGAAACGCACGGAACGTGCCGTTTTTAAACTCTGGCAGCGGCAAAGCCAGCATCGGCAGGTTGCGCAGGAATTCCGGCTCCATATGCTGGGCCAGGTAGCCGGCGGTAGCCTCTGATTCCACGATAGGAATTGTTTCCTCCCCCTTCATATCGACTGTCACAGTCAGTGGGGGCAGGTGCTGCACTACGGGTGGCGGCACCAAGCTATCAAGTTCGGCCATGAGAGAACTGGGCGCCGCCGGAAGCATGGCCCCCTCCCCAAACAGCAGCCATTCCAGACTGATGCCAAGTTTTCTTGCAATGGCTGCGACACTATCCGCTTTGGGCGTATGCCGGCCTTCCTCAATGTTGCCAATGGAGGTACCAGACACCCCGGCAATGACGCCGAGGGCCTCTTTGCTGTGTCCGAAATGCGCCCGGAGTTGCCGGTACCGGTCGCCTATGCCGGCCGTGAAGTCCTGACTTTCCAAGAAAACTTAAAGTTTATTCGAAGTTTACTTGGAAATCCCAAGTAAACTTTCGATGTTTGTGAAGAAGAACAAGAAGAAGAACAGCCGCAATATACGAAGCGGCAACAACTGCCTATGGAGACGCCCACCACACCGACCATGCGCGAGCTGATGCCAGCCGGCTTCATTAAAGAGCTGGCCCGTCGCACCGGCTGCAAGTCTGCTTCCCAGCTCAGCGGGGTTATCTCGCTGGAAAACACCGGTTCCCGCCTCTGGCCCGAAGTTGAAAAGCTCGCCGAGGAAACCGACCCCGCCGGATTTGCCGCCTGGCAATCTGCCCACGCCCAAGCTGCTTAATCAGTGCTCTCGGCAGGGCGCCAAACCTGCCGGGGGCTTTTCCCAAGAAAACTCCCTTTTCTAATCCATCAACCTCTATGAAAGTCGTTACCAGTGAACCCCTCTACACGCTGCGCACGCCCGAGGGCCCGCGCAGCATTTCCCAGCCGGTAGCCGGCGACTCCCTCGCTGTGCTGGAAGCCACCGGCCTTTACACGTTGCCGCAGCCGATACTTGGTTGGGCCCGTGGCCTGGATGGTGAATTGTCGGTGTACACCGCCGGCCCCGACAGCTCCCTGTTCCGCCTCGCGCTGGAAGACGGCTGTGATCAGGAGCAGTTTTTCGATGGCCGAGTGCCCGATACCCTGCGCGAATATCGCCTTGATGAGTACGCCGCTGGTGCGCTGCTGTACTTCCCGGTGCCCATGGCCCAGCCCGCGCTGATGAGTGTGTCCTACCCGATGGCTATTGCTGCTTAGACCGCTATGGATGAGACGCTATTCTTCAACCAGCGCTTACGCAAGCGCCGTGCTGCTGCCAGGCTCACGCAGGCGCAAACAGCCGACGCGCTGTGCATTACGCGCCAATGCTATGCCTCTTACGAGGAAGCGCGGGCAGAGCCGCCTCTTCGGGTACTGCTGCTGATGGCTGCCCTGTTTGCCTGCACACTGGATGAGTTGGTAGGCTTCGATGCTGCTAAAACATCCCGGCCCCTGGTGCAGCCAACGGCCGCCCGTAAGCCCGGTTCCGGCCGCAAGCCGAAAACACCCCGCCGGCCCTCGCCCAGTATTTCCTCCCTGCCTTCCAACCGTCCGTTTGCCCCGTGGCCTTGATACTTCGCAAGCCCAAACGCCCCCTTGGTTTACCCATCACAGTTCAACCAACCGATTTATGAAAACCCTTTCGCCCCGCAAAGCCCTGGACAAACTGCTGCATCTGGCCAGCGGTGAAGCCCCCAACTGCGTGAATCAGCACACGATTCAGACCATCGTCGATCAGGTGCGCCCGAAGCGGATCAAGCCGGCTTCGGCCTAAAACAGAGGGGCCCGCAACGCGCCAACGCTGCAGGCCCTATCTAATCCATCAACCCCTTGCGAAGGCCGATTGCAGGCCAAAGATATGCACAAAATAATTCAGCCTGATTTAGACCCACCATTCAAAGTGGGCTACGCTCTCTACTACCCACCTAAGAGAGTACAGAACTTTTGGGATTCAGTCAAAAAAGAAGATAGATGCTGGGTCTGGCAGCGCGGATTGAATAGGACTGGTTATGGTCAGTTCTGCGTGTTTGGCAGCAACATCTACGCGCATCGCTTTTCCTATTCCCTTCACTTTGGCCCAATACCAGACGGGATGGTAATCTGCCATAAATGTGACAATCCTTCCTGTGTGCGGCCTGAGCACCTGTTTCTAGGCACTTATTCTGATAACACTCAGGATGCTGTACAGAAAGGGCGTTGGATTCAATCCAGAAACTTCCTGAAAGAGAATTTCCACCGTCCTGTTCTGATAGCTGCTTAGAGCCATGAAAGAAAATCAAGTCATTTATCCGCTTCCAGACCAGGTACGCTGCCTTCGGCGCGAGGTCACGATGCGCTATGCGGTGTACCCCGGACGGGTAGCGGCGCAGAAAATGAGCCAGGCCGAGATGGACCGGGAAATCGGAACCATGCAGGCGGCGGCCGACAGCATTGAGAAGATGGCCAAAAACGGCTTGTTCCGGGAAGCCTGGAATACGCTGGCCGAAGCCCGCACGTACGCACATGCCGAGCTGATGCAGGAAATTACCCGGGTGCAGCAACGCGCAAATCAGTTCACCACCGACGGCAATCTGGCTTCTGCACAGGCTGAATGCCGGAAGCTGGCCGGCCTGACGCTGCGCTTATCGGAGCTAATCGGCGAGCTGCTGGCAAAGCCACAGTCCGACGCACCCGTGGTCAGCGCGCCGAATTTGCTACTCACGGCCACCCCCGCTACTGCCGCCGCAAATAGTGCCTACGCAACAGTTGAGCAGAAGCAGGCCATCATCGGACTGCTGAACCACCCGGCCATTGAGCGCAAGGAAAAAACCAAGGTACTGCTCAACATCAACCGCATCAGTCCGGACAAAGCCACTGAAACGATTGAGCACCTCAACGTGCTGATTGACGCCTACGATGGCCCGACCAGCTACGCTAAAGCCAGCTGATATGGAGCTGATTGATTTCAACCAAGAGGGCATCAAAGCCTTACTGCTCCAGGCATTCAACGAGCAGGCCCGCGAGTATTACCACTCGCTGCCGGCCCCTGATCCGCAGTACACGCCCGATGAAGTAGCGAAGTTCCTGAATATCGACGTGTCTACTGTGCGCTCTTATATGAAGCTGCCGGTTACGCACCCCCGGTACCTGCCCTATGTGCGCACTACGGATACGGCGTGGGGCAACCGAATCCTGGGTTCCGATCTGCGAGAGTGGCAGCAACGCCACCGCCAACAGCCGCAGCAAGTGCAGATACCGGTTCCGGAAACGCAGATGCGCGTCGCACACCGGGGCCGTGGGCATGACCGACGCAAACGTGGCCACGGCCGCACAACGCAGGAAGCCGCATGAGCCTGGTCGCCCAACTCCATAAGCAGCGCGAACTGAACGCCCGTCTGGTGCGGGCCCGCCGTCGGCTGCTACACTCTCCGTGCCCCTTCTACGTGCGGCGCTTCTTTATCTGCCTGATAGAAGCCAACCTGTACACGGATTCCCTTTTGACACTTGAAGTGCCAGCAGCCCACGATAAGTGCGTGCATAAGCTGCTGGCTACCCTGCACATTTCTGTTGCCCACTGATATGAACGCTTCAGCTCTCGCTACATCGGCCGTTTCCTTAGTTATCAATTCGGCCAACCTGCTTAAAGCAGCTCAATACGCCTCTCTGCTGGTTACCCGCAATCCGGTTGTTCCTGTCCTGGAAAACCTGCTGCTGGAAGTTGAACCGACTAAAACCAAGTACAGCACTGCGCGCAGCTTACGCCTGATCAGTTCCGACCTGGAGCACCGGTTTACTTCCCGCTCTATTCCGATTGAGGCCACCGTTTATCCGGAAGGCGCCAGTATCTGTGTACCAGGCCGGCAACTAACGGACTTACTACGCAACATTAGTGAGCAGCCGGTAACACTGGAAATAGAAGAAGACGGTGGCCACCCGTATCTGCTGCTCAAGGCCGAACTCGCGCTGTCATTGCTTCCCTCTGGCAAGGGGGCAGCCACCTACGAATTGGCCGGTGAGGCGGGCGGCGAGTTTCCCCGAAACACCGTCCTAGCACTTCCTACTACAACACTGCACATTCCCGGCCACCTGTTGCTGGAAGGCTTGGCGCTTACATTGCCCGTAACCGGCACCGATGAATTACGGCCGGCAATGACAGGGATTTTACTGGAAGTATCTGCTCAGCAATTCCAGTTGGTAGCCACCGACGGACACCGACTGGTGCGCTTCACGAAGCAGGATCAGCACAGCCTACAGGGCATTGAGCGACGCTGCATTATACCCCGCAAGGCGGCTGAACTGCTCCATAAACTCGTAGATCGGCGCGAGCGGCTGGAAATGCAGTTGCTGAATGACAATATCCGGGTGGTGATGGAGAAAGGAGAATTACTGATCCGTCTGATTGACGAGCGGTACCCGGATTATGAGAATGTGATTCCTGAGTTCCAGCCGAATGTGCTGACGGCCCACCGCCTGGAGTTGCTGGCAGGGGTAAAACGGGCCGCCCTGTTTGCCAATAAAACGACGCATCAGATAGCTCTGCATCTGCGGGGTGATGGCTGCGAACTGGTAGCTGAAGACCTCGATTTTGATAATCGGGCGCGTGAGTCGGTATCTGGGTCTTACCAAGGGGAGAGCATGGCCATCGGCTTTAGCTACCGATTCCTGCAAGGGTTTCTGCAGCTGCTGCCTTGCCAGAACGTGAAGATGAGCATGAGCACGCCCAGCCGGGCTATTGTGCTTCAATCTGCAGACGCAAACGATGGTGTGCTCTGCCTGCTGATGCCGGTCATGTTAAACAACTACATCTAAATCAACTCCACATGCCCGCTATTTCCATTAATTCCAGCGCTCTGCTCGCAGCCGTCAAGCTGCTGATGCCCTTGGTACCCAACAACCCGGTGGTACCCATTCTGAAAAACCTGCGCCTGCTGGCCGTAGGCAACACGCTCCAGTTGGCCGCCTCCAACCTCGAAGCTGACCTCGCCACTGAAACCGACCTGAGCGACGCCACCGCCGACTTTGACATCTGCCTACCGGCGAAGCTGCTGCTGACGACACTGCAGAACCTGCCCTCCCAGGCCATTACCCTGCATTTGGACAGTGATACCTATGCGGTAACGCTGCGGGCCGGCAAAGGCCGCTACCGCCTGCCTGGTGAAAACTCGGTTAGTTGGCCTAACCCGACTGCGGATAAGCCACTGGTTCATCTGCATGTGGCTGGGGCAACGCTCTCCCATGTGCTGAAGAATACGGCCCCCTTTGCCGTAAACGATGCAACCCGGCAGTCGATGATGTCGGTGCTGCTGGACATTCGCAATCAGGATATTCGGGCGGTGGCCACCGATTCTCACCGTCTCAGCTTTATTGAGCTAAATCGAAATCTGGTGCAGGTAGAAGGTCCGGAACGGCAATTCATCCTGCCAGTGGCCCCGGCCCGGCTGCTGGCTACGCTTACCGAGAAAACCGGTCCTGTGACGTTGCAACTGGGCGAATGGCTCCAGGTGCGGGGAGTAGGCTGGCAGCTTCGGTGCCGCCTCGTGGATGAGCGGTATCCAGCCTACGAGAACGTCATCCCCCTTAATCAGCCCTACACGCTGCAGGTAGACAAACAGCAGTTGATGGGCTGTATTCGGCGGGTACTGGCCTATGCAGCCGAGAAAACCCAGCAGATAGGTCTGCGAATGAGTGACAACGGCACGCTGCGTATCTGGTCTGAATCTATTGAGGTAGGTACCGAAGCAGTCGAAGAGATGGAATCCAGCTATAACGGCGAGGATTTCGAGATGGGATTCAATGGCAAATACCTGCTGGAAGCCTTGCAGGTAATGCCTGAAGGATCAGTTGACTTCCAATTGTCCACACCCAACCGGGCCGCTATTATGGTGCCGTCTGCCCCTGAGCCCGAGCAGCCCCGCCAAAGCATGTTGCTCATGCCCGTCCTGCTGTCGAGCATGGCCCCGGCCGCGTAATGTTTCACCTTCTTTTTGCCTTCCATCATGAGTACTATACCTGCTGAATTACTGCTGAACATCCGGGGTGCTGCCCAAGCAGCGCAAAAACAGTCAGCCCCCTTTACCATCAACCCCACGCACCTACTGGCTATTCTGGACCGGTTGAAGGATGCGGAAGATGAGGACGAAAAAGAAGAAACCTTCGATGAGTTGTCGGAAATCGACAAGCTGGAAACGGTAATGGGCTGGCTGAAAACAGCCCACACTTCTACCAAAGCAATCATTGCTGATGAGGTTGTACCTGGTGGTGTTATCCAGCTGGAAATAAAGTCACTGGGCCACGCCTCCGATGAAATTGCCGCCGAAAAGCTGGAAGAGTGGCTGAATACCATGGGCCTGGATTCGGCCGCCCAGCAACTGGGACTGGTCAGCTGCACCAGCGGCGCTGGTACCAACCAGCTTTACCTCTACTCCAACGCAGCCTAAATCCTGAGCCGGCCGCCCACGCCGGGCGGCCGGACGCTTTTTATATGGAGACTTATTTTGATTTCCTCGCCTCCAAAACACAGCTCACGCCCGCCGTGGGCATGCCGACCACGGAGCTGTCGTTCAACCCCGGCCTGAAAGGCTTCCAGCAGTTTATTGTGGAAACCGCCCTGCAGAAAGGGTGCTACGCCCTGTTTGAGGATTGCGGCCTGGGTAAGACGTTCCAGCAGCTGGAGTGGGCGCGTCACGTTGTGGCCTACACCCAGAAGCCCGTGCTGGTGCTGACTCCGCTGGCTGTCGCAGCGCAGACCATCGACGAGGGCTTGAAGTTTGGCATCTGCGTTATGCGCCTGAACCCGGCCGAATCAGTTGCTGGTACGCTCTCACCCGGTATCTACGTCACCAACTACGAGCAGGTAGAGAACCTAGATCCCACCGTTTTCGGTGGTGTAGTGCTCGACGAAAGCAGCATCCTGAAGAACTTCACCGGCCACACCAAGCGGCTGTTGCTGGAGTACTTCAGCCAGACGCCCTTCCGCCTGGCCTGCACCGCGACGCCCTCCCCTAACGACCCAATGGAGCTCGGCAACCATGCCGAGTTTCTGGGCGTGATGACGCGGCAGACGATGCTGGCCACCTACTTCACCCACGATGGCGGCGACACCAGCAAATGGCGCCTGAAAGGTCATGCAGAGGCCACGTTCTGGCAGTGGGTGGCAACATGGGCCGCCTGCCTGAGCAGCCCAGCTAACCTGGGATTTGATGCCACCGGCTACGTGCTGCCCGAGTTGCGGCTCGACGAGCGGCAGGTTACCGTTCCGGTCAATGAAGATTCCGGCCTGTTATTCGGGACCAACAGCATCAACGCTACCGGATTCAACGCTGAACTACGCGACACGCTGGAGCCCCGCATGCAGGCGGCCGCGGCCATTGTAGCCGAGTTGCCCGCTGATGAGCCCGCTATTATCTGGATCAACCAGGATGTCGAGGGCGACCGGCTGCGGCAGCTGCTGCCCGACGCGGTGGAAGTGCGCGGTTCTGATAAGCCATCGGTGAAAGAGGCCCGGCTGATGGGCTTTGCCCGGGGCGAGTTTCGCCTGCTCATTACCAAGAAGAAGATTGCCCAGTTCGGCCTGAACTACCAACACTGCGCCCACCAAGTATTTGCGGCGCTTGATTTCAGCTTCGAAGGCTTCTACCAAGCTCTGCGCCGCTCCTACCGTTTCGGCCAGACCCGACCGGTAACTGCCTACCTCATTACCACGCCCAGTATGGGCAACGTGCGGGCTGCCATTCGTCAGAAGCAGGATGCTCACGATAAGATGCACCAACAGCTGGCTGCCGCCATCTCCCACATCCAAGACCCTATTCAGCGCACCATGTCCCATACCCCCACCCCTGTTGTTGAGCGCGGCTCCAACTTTGATTTTTATCTGGGTGACTGCTGCGAGCAGATGCGCCACATAGCCGACGAAAGCATCCATTTCAGCATCTTCTCGCCACCCTTTGCCGAGCTGTATGTGTACTCCGGCCTGACCGCCGATATGGGCAACAGCGCCAATTACGAGCAGTTTCGCGAGCATTTCCGCTTCCTGGTGCCAGAGCTGCATCGCACCCTGCTGCCGGGCCGGTTGGTGGCCGTGCACTGCATGGATCTGCCGATCCAAAAGGGGAAAGAGGGCTTTATCGGTCTGCGCGACTTCTCCGGAGCCATTCGGGAAGAGTTTGAGGCCGCCGGCTTCATCTACCATGACCGCATTACTATCTGGAAAGATCCGGTGGTGGAAATGCAGCGCACCAAGTCGCTGGGCCTGCTGCACAAGCAGCTGAAGAAGGATTCGGCTATGTCGCGCACCGGCATTCCTGATTACCTACTGGTGTTCCGCAAGCGCGGCGATAATCCGCTACCTATTCGGCAGACAGTAGCCGTGGATACATGGCAGAAATGGGCGTCGCCGGTGTGGTTCGACATCAACTACTCCAAGACGCTCCAGCGCGAGCCGGCCCGTGAGCAACAGGATGAAAAGCACATCTGCCCCTTGCAGCTGGAAACCATTGAGCGGGCCATTGCGCTGTGGAGCAACCCAGGCGAAACCGTGCTGACGCCGTTCGGTGGTATCGGCTCAGAAGGCTACCAGGCCCTGAAAATGAACCGCCGGGCCGTGCTGATTGAGCTGAAGGAAAGCTACTGGCGGGTAGGCGTGCGCAACTGCCAAGCGGCCGAAGATGATAAGCGGCAGATGACCATCTGGGATTTGATGGAAGGGGCTGATGAGGCCAGAAAGCAGGCTGCGTAATGGTAAAGGAACTAGCTGTTGCCACCGGGCTGCTGCTGAGCAGCCTGGGGCTGAATACCACCTGGCGCTTAGGCGACGCCTTTTGCGGCGGTGGTGGCACTTCTACCGGCGTGGTGGAAATTCCCGGCTGCGAGGTGGTGTGGGCTATCAATCATGATGATGTAGCCATTGCCTCTCATAAGGCCAACCACCCTAACACCAAACATTTTATTGAGGACATCCTGAAGATTGATCTGGGTGTACTTGATCCAATCGATATTCTGTGGGCGTCGCTGGAGTGTACCCATTTCAGCAATGCCAAGGGTGGCCAGAGCCGGGATGCTGACAGCCGTATGCTGGCCTGGGGCCTGATGCGGTATGTGGAGCACTTCCGGCCCAAATACATCTTCATCGAAAACGTGCGCGAGTTCCTCAGCTGGGGCCCATTGGTGGAGCGTAACGGCCGGATGGTACCCGACACCGACAAGGATAAACTGGGCAGCGAGTATAAAAAGTGGGTGAAGGCTATTCAGGCCATGGGCTACAACTACCGCTACAAGCTGCTGAACTCGGCAGACTACGGCGCCCATACCTCGCGCCTGCGCTACTTCGCCGTATTTGCCCTGGAAGGCTACCCGATCCGGTTCCCGGCCGCTACCCACCACAAAACCGGTGCTGCTGGTCTACCGAAATGGAAGGCCGTGCGTGAGGTACTGGACTTCACCGACCGGGGCGAGTCGATGTTCACCCGCAAGAAGCCGCACAGCGACAACACGCTGCGCCGCACCTTGGCTGGTGTCCGGAAACAGATCCTGCCCGGCCGGGACACGGCTTTCGTCACAAAGTGGCTGGGCAACAACGCCACCACCGGCATCAACGCCGGCTGCTCAGTCAATGCCCCGGCCATTACGGTTACCACCCAGAACCGCCTGGGACTGGTGCAGGCCGAATTTATGCAGGGCGAGTACGGCACCATGCACAATACCAGTGTAGAAGCCCCTTGCCCTGCTCTGGTAACCAATCCCAAGCAGCGGCTGGTGCAGGCAGAGTTCCTGTTCAACCCCGCCTGGGGTGGGCATAGCAGTTCCGTGGAAAATCCGGCTCCGACGGTGGTGGCTCGGCAGGACAAGGCCCCGGTAGGTTTGGTACAGGCTGATTTCCTGATGCAGAGTAACGGCGGTTCTCCGGAGTCGAAGGTAACAGGCACCGACCGCCCATCCCGCACCGTGCTGGCCTCGCCCAACCAGTCGTTGGTGCAAGCCGAATTCCTGACCCACTTCTATAATGGAGGCGGAAACAATAGTAGCACGAATGAGCCTTGCCCAACCGTCACCACGAAACCGAAAGCGGGATTGGTGCAGGCCGATTTTATGCTGCATAACTACGGCGGTGACCGATTTGACCGCAACCGCAGCCTCGACGAGCCCGCTGGCACCATCACCACTACCGGCGGCCAGCAGTACCTGGTACAGGGGGAGTTGATGTTTCAGAACAACTTCCATAACCTGCCCGCCTCGCTGGATGATCCGGCCCGCACCCTCACTACCAACGGTGGCAATCAGTTTCTGATGACCTACTACGGCCAGGGCGGCACTACTGGTATGGATCAGGCCTGCCCGACCCTCACCACGAAGGACCGGGTAGCCAAGGTGGAAGCTGAAGATGGGTTCCTTTTCTCCCATCAGTTCAGCAATGAGCCCAGCAGTTTGGACGGTCCATCCCGGACGTTGGTGGCCAGCCGCCGACATCAGTACCTGACGCTGCTGGAGCTCGGTACCTGCCCATCCCACCTGTTGCCCCAACCCGGCGACTCGCTGATGATGCGTCTGCTGAAGTACGTGTGCCGCAAGTATGGTATTGCCGACATCCGGATGCGGATGCTCAAGGTGAGCGAGCTGCTGCAAATCCAGGGCTTTCCCGTGGATTACGTGCTGATGGGCAACCAAACCCAGCAAAAGAAATTCATCGGCAACGCCGTGGTACCGCACGTTGCGCGGGCCCTGGTAGGTGCCAACATCGAAGCAAATAACGAACGGCTGCAAGCCGCTGCATAATGAAATCGGAGCAACAGAACATATTCGAGGGCACCCGCCGGCTGCAGATGGATGAGAGCATTGAGCTGACCATCCGGAGTATGCAGGCCTATGGCCCCACCCACAAGCACTGGGCCATTGCCTGGAGCGGGGGCAAAGATTCCACCGCTACGCTTACGCTCATTGTCTGGCTGATTGAGTCGGGCAAGATTCAGCGCCCGGAAACGTTGACCGTCCTGTTTGCCGATACCCGCCTGGAGCTGGTACCGTTGATGGCCGCCGCCCATGATATCATGGATGATCTGCGCGAGCTAGGTATTGATGTGCGCATCGTGATGGCCCCGCTGGACCGCCGGTTCTTCGTGTATATGTTCGGCCGGGGTGTGCCTCCTTCCGGAGCTGGGTTCCGGTGGTGTACCGGCCTGATTAAAATTGAGCCGATGGCCGCCGAACTGCGGCAACTGGTTGGAACGCTTGGAGAAAAGGTTCTGATGATTACCGGTGTTCGGCAGGGCGAATCAGCTATGCGCGACCAGCGCATCGTGATGAGCTGCGGAAAAGACGGTGCTGAGTGTGGCCAGGGCTGGTATCAGGAGACATTACCAGCTGAACTCTGTGATACGTTGGCCCCGCTGCTGCATTGGCGGGTGTGCCACATCTGGGAATGGCTGCGCAACTGGGCCCCACGCGCCGAGTATGGCGACTGGAGCACAAAGCTGGTTGCTGAAGCCTACGGTGGCGACGAAGCCGAGGAAAAGAATGCCCGCACCGGCTGCATGGGTTGCCCAGTGGCCAGCAAGGATGTAGCGTTAGAAACCATTGTAGAACGCCCTTCATGGGCTTATTTGCGCCCGTTGTTGGGCCTGCGGGCTGTGTTTGAACGGTTGCGCAGTGACCCCAATTTCCGCAAGCGAATGCCGGCGGGTGAGCGGGACGCCAAAGGAAAGCTGGTTAAAAAGCAGCAACGCTTGGGTCCGCTCACGATGGAAGCCCGCCAGTGGGGTATGCAGCAGGTATTGACTATGCAGGCAGCCTGTAATGAATTGGCCGTTGCCCAAGGCCGGCGGAAAGTAGATATCCTCAATCCAGAAGAGGTAGCCAGAATTGAAGAGCTGATGGCAGCGAATACCTGGCCCGACAAATGGACCGGGGAAGAGCCTACGGCCGCCGTGGTACAGGACCAGATGTACCCGGATGGGTCGGTATGGCCTGTGTTTGACTTTTTGAAATCAGCAGCATGAAATCCCCCGCATTCCAATTCTATACTGGTGATTTCCTCAGCTCGCCCGACGTGCAGATGATGGATGCCCGCGAAGTGGGGGCCTATTGCTTGCTGCTGTTCAATGCCTGGCAGGGCGAGCAACCTGGGCACCTGCCCAATAGTGAGGATAAGATGAGGCGGCTCGCCCGTCTCAGTGTGGAAGAGTGGCAGACCAGCCGGGAAATCATCCTCGGCAAGTTCCCAATAGCAGCTGACGGCGCTACTCGCTATAATCCGCGCATGGTAGCTGAAGCCGAAAAGCAGTGGGTTTTCAGAAATAAGCAGGCGGGCAATGGGGCTAAGGGTGGCAGGCCAAAAAAGAACCCAACTGAAAGCCAAAAAAACCCAAGCCTTTCCACTGAAAACCCAAGCCTTTCAAATCAAAACCCAGAGCATAACCCAAAAAAAGCTCTTCAGTTTTCATCTTCTATTTCATCTTCATTACATACACCCCCTACCCCCGCAACCGAGGGGGGTGTGTTGGCTGAAGGCTCAAAAAAAAATGAGGGCCCGGCCGCAAGCGAAGAATACCCCGCTGAAGGCTCGCCCGCGTCGGCTTCGCACACTAAGGGCCCGGCGGCCGATGTAGCTACACCGGTTGAATTCCGGCCCGATCCGGAGTGGGCGGCCCCGATGCGGCTGGTAGCGGACCAACTGGCCACCTATTTCGGCTTGTCGAATGCCCAGCAAGATGCCCGCATGCGCCTGACGCGCTTCTGCCGCATTCAGTTCGAACAGGGCCAGGGTCAGCTGCTCACCGACCAGTTCGCCGCCTACCGTGCCTACAAAAAGCTGCGCGACGAGCGCCTGCACGGTTGGAAATCCTACATCGGCACCGAGGCGCAGCGTTTTGCCGACGGGGCCTGGAATGAAAAAGACTGGGCTGCCGCACTTACCGAGGCCCGCAAAACCACTTCGACACATGGAAACAGCCGCTTCACTGATGCCGCGGGCAATGGGTCAGCTTCCGACTCCAGCCGCCGCCATCATATCCCATCCCGCATCAACTACCAGAACGATGCGGCCTAATCAGGTTCCGGCCGGGCAATTGCCCAGTGCCTTTTTTGATCTGCCCCAGCCCGCCGACTTCCGGGAAAACGAGACCCGCCGGTTACCGCTTACTGCCGACGAGCAGCAGCGGGTGCTGGACAAAGCCAGCCAGGACAAATACACCCATGCGCACAATCACTGGTACCGCTGGAAAACGATTGAAGCCATGAAGCCCCAGAAAGTAACTGCCCAGCAGATGCGGGCCTGGTTTGAGCGGGAAGCCCAGCGCCGGCTGGGTCAGCCCTACCAGGTAGACGATACGAACCGGGAAATTGTCGAAGCCCTCTGCCTCTACTTTGCTGAAGATCCAGAGTTCGAAGCCCGCGGCTTTGGCAGCCTGAACAAGGGTATTCTGCTACGCGGGCCCGTTGGCTGTGGCAAAACCACGCTGCTGACCATCTTCTCGCACAACCCGCGCCTGCCCTACGCGGTGCACCCGTGCCGGCAGCTCTCGGATGAGTATTCAGTGAAGGAAACCGGCGGGGCCCCGGCTCTCTACGACTACAAGCACCTGATTAAGATTCCGGTAGGGAAAGAGGCCCAGTTCAACTACCGCACCCACGCCGGCATCTGCTTCGACGATTTAGGCACGGAAGACTGGCAAGCCAAGCATATGGGCAAAACGCTCAATGTGATGGAAGATGTGCTGTGCTCGCGGGATGATGAGGTGGTAGCGGGCGACTTGCCCCGCTATGCTACCCACATGACAACCAACCTGCCTTTCAACGATATGGAAATCGAGGATGAGGCTACTGGTAAACCTGTCATCGTGAAGGGTATCGAGAGCATCTACGGCACGCGCTGCCGCTCCCGTATCCGGGGGCTATTCAACGTGCTCACCTTCCCCGAAGTCGCCTACGACCGGCGGGGCTAAGACTATGACCTCCCTGGAACGGGCCCTGCTCGACGCACTGGTGGCCGCCGAGTTCTGGCAGCAGGTGGGTGAGCCGCACCGCACCGACTGGGCGACCATTCACCACCTGAGCTACCGTCTGCATTACCGTGCCCGGACCGGCCGGGCACGCACCATCCGCAAACCGTCAAAACTCAACCCATGAACGCCGCCGCCGCCCTGGCCAGCTTGGGCATTACCCCCGACCACACGGGCCCCTTCACTTACGACGAGCTGCTGCAAGCCGCCGAAGCCGCCCTAGCCCTGCCAGTCGAGCCCTATTCCGACGAATTCATTGCCCGCGAGCAACTCAAAGGCCATGCCTTCCTGATGGCCCCGGCTTACACAACGCCCATCCAGATGGAGGATGAGCCCGCAACTCCCTGGCCCTTATTCATCAACCGCAGCTCCAGTGAGGGGCACCCACCGTTTTAATCCTTTTACCCATGAAACCCTACCAGTACCAGCGCGCCGACGGCCGCACCTCCACCCAGCAATTCAGCAACGATGCCACCGCCCTACGCTTCCTACAGGAACTAGGCGACAACTGGCAGCTGCTCACCCCTATCTGCGACGCGCAGCCGTTACCGGCCCCACTCGCCCATGTCGAGCCTACTGAGCAAATGCGCGAGGCGGCACTCTGGGTGCAGGGCGGCCTGGAGCTGATGGCCGCCGGCTCCCTCTTCGCAGCAAAGGAAGCGTTCCGCACCGCCTACGGCCGTCTGACGGGCACTGAGCCGGCCCGTGACCATAGCCCGGTCGGTATCATTGCCATTGCCCAGGCCTGCACCGGTTGCACCAACGGCAACTGCAGCACTCCGCCGCCTGCCTATGGCCAGCCCGATGCGCAGGGTCACAACCAGGCCGCAGCTGACCACGGGTTTGCCTCATGAATGCCGAGCAGAAATTCGCCGCTATTGTAGTTGAGCAGCTGCGGTTGGCCGGCTGGCTGGTGTACCAGGAAGTCGAAATTCCCGGTGGCCGGGTAGATATCGTCGGTGTGCGGGGCCCTATCCGCTGGGCTATTGAGGTGAAAACGTCGATGAACTTGGCTGTGATGGAACAGGCCCGCCGCAACCAGATGTGGTTTCACTTCAGCAGCGTAGCCGTTCCCAGACCGGCCCGGGGCCAGTTCGGCCCGTCGTGGCAGTTTGCCGCTGAGTGCGGCAAAATCTTCGGTTTCGGGGTGCTCTGCATCCATGAGCAGGGCCGCCGGATGGATGCCGGATTTACTCGTTACGCGGAAGGCCGGCTAAACCGCAAGCCGGGGCCGGTGAAGCTGTGGCAAGAGCAGCAAACCGAATGTGCCGCCGGCTCCAGCACCGGCGGGCATTGGACCGATTTTAAGAATACGGTTCGGCAGTTGGAGCACACTGTTCGACTTCGCCCTGGTGTCAAGCTGCGGGAAGCAGTGAAGTCGATTCGACATCACTACAGCAACGAGCCTTCTGCCGTCGGCTGCATTTCCCGCTACATCCGATCCGGCATTATCCCTTCGCTGCGCCTCGATAGTGGCCAGCTCTACCTGAAAGAAGCTGCCTGATGGCCAAGTTCACCCTACCCCCGCACCTGGAAAAGCGCATCATTCAGGATACCCGCCCTGCCACTCGCGCCCCTCCCAATAGCCAACCACCCGCGCCGGATGCTGATAAGCTCCCCAAGCCCCGGAAAACGCGCAACACGGCGGCCACCAACAACCTCACCACGGCCATTCGCGACCTGCTGGGCATGCTCGGCTGCTATATCTGGCGCCACAACAATGCCGCCGTGTACGACCCACATATCGGGGCCTACCGGGCTGGCAGCAGCAAGCGCGGCTTGTCTGATACGCTCGGCTTCTACAAGCCTACCGGCCACATCGTCGCCGTGGAAGTGAAGTATGGCAAGGATACGCTCAGTGATGAGCAGCGCGAGTTCCTGGAAGAGGTCAGGGCCGCCGGCGGCTTCGCCTGCGAGGGCCGCTCACTGGAGCAGGTGCAGCGCGAGTTCACCCAGTGGAAACAATCGATTCAATTCAATCAAGCAGCATAACCCATGAGTTACGCAGAACCAACAACCCACGACCTCAAATGCTGGCCAGAATATTTCGAGGCCGTAGCCGACGGCCGTAAGTCGTTTGAACTCCGCGAAGATGACCGCGGCTACTTGGAAGGAGATACGCTGCTGTTGCGAGAATACAACCCGAACACCAATACCTATACCGGACGGGAGATCAGACGTTTGGTCACCTATATTCTTCGCTCCACACATTTCAACCCCATTGGTTTTGGTCTACGGCGGCAGTATGTAGTAATGGGGCTTGCTCCGGTTTGGGTATCGGTAGAGGAACAGTTACCTGAAGTACAGGGCTACGGCATCTCAGCTGCTGTGTTGGCAGTAGAGAATACCGGAGCACAGGTAATTGTGAGTTATGACCACCGATGGAAACGATGGATAGGGTTAGACTACGAACCACATATTACCTACTGGCAACACCTGGGTCCTTTACCCGGTACTAATCCAGTGCAAGAGAACAGGGAGTTATGAAAAAGATGCGCCACATAGCCTGCTCCATCGACCCCGAAACCGGCGACGTCGAATACTTCAAAGCCGGCCACACGTCTCGCTACAACCAGTCTGGCAACTTCAATACGCCCAGCAAGCCTACCAAGGAATACAAGGCTCGCAAACGTCGGGAGAAGAAACAGAAGTACGCCGGCTGCCACCCGCGCCCCCTGTTCCACACGCCTGCGGAGGAAATCGGCGGTGCCCAACGCTACCGGATCAAAGCCGGGGTGCTACGGGAGGCTGGCTACCAGTGTGAGCAGTGCGGTAGTCGGTTCAACCTCACGCTGGACCACATTATCCCACGCAGCAAAGGCGGCGGCTGGCACCGTTCCAACCTGCAATGCCTGTGCAAATCCTGCAATGAGGCCAAGGCGGATTTGATGCCTTACGACATTGCCGCCTGATGTGAATGGTTTATTTGGTGTAATTGTATGTACTTTACATACAATTACACCATTACCTTTTATTACCGCTTTCGTTTTTCGATATGGCCATGGGACAGCCTGACGAAACCACCCCTACCCCTGCCAAGCCGCTTACCAAGCTGCAGGAGGGCTTCGCGCATCATTTCGCCAGGCTGTGGAAGGCCGCGCCCGCTTACCGCCTCGCTGGTGGTGCTGAGAATGGGGCCAAGCAGAACGGGCAGAACCTGCTGAAGGATGAACGCATCCTGGCCGCTATCAAAGCCGAGGCCGCCGCGCTGGGTATGAGCGTGGAAGAGGCCACTGTCCGCATGTCAGAGTGGGGCCGTACCTCGCTGGATGATGTCCTGACTGAGGAAGAGGAAGAGTACACCACCTACATCGAAAAACCACTACGTGAGGTTGTAGCAGAGAATTATGAGGTTATTCTGTTCGAACAGGAGTTGGCCATTCGTGTAGAGGCGCTGTTCACGGACAAAAAGGACCAGAAGAAGTACCGCAATCAACAGCAGGCGCTGCACCTGAAGCGGTTGATTGAGCACGAACGACTGTTGCTGGAGCTGGAAAAGAAACCAGATACCGTTCGCATCGTGCCCGGTCCCAAGGCCAAGCGCAAAGTGGTTCGCATCGACATGGTGAAAGTGCACGAGTTAAAGGCCAGCCACCTGATCAAGAAGATTACGCCCACTAAGTACGGTCAGGCCTACGAGCTGCATGACGCGAAAGACGCGGTAAACACCATGCTCAAGGTGCTCGGGGCTTTTGCCCCCGTCAAGGTGGACCACACCACCAACGGCAACGATATGCCCGGCTCCAACATCATGATGCCCGACAATGGCCGCGACTAATGACATCAACCGCATCGTGCTGCTGCATATTCGCCGGCAGCGTTTTCTGCTCGCGACAGTAGACCGCATGCAGGCACATCGTCACAAGGTTAAAAAAGAGCCTGGGACCACAGCTGCACGGATTACGATGGCTGATTGGTTCAGAACCATCCGAGAGGCCACCAAGACATTTGCTGTAGAGCTATGAGCTACGACCTCACCGATATCTACTACGTCGGCACCCATCGGTACAGCTTCCGGCCGGGCAAGCCTGCCCGCATCGTCGGTGCCCGCCGTGCCCACGGCCACTGGTGCTACGTGGTGCGCTACTCGGATGGACAGCGCGACCTGAAGCTACTGCGAGGTGCCGCGCATTACCGGCTGGTGAGCGGGGCCGATATAGCCGCTGGTAGACTACCGAAAGTAAGCGAATGAGTGCCCAGCCCTACGAAATCGAACTGGTAGCCAGCGAAACCGATACGGACTACCACGAGGCGCTGCTGGCCACCATCACCGGCCTGCCCAAAGCCGAGATACGGGAGAAGCTGCCAGAGCCGTTGCGGCAAGCCAAAGGATGGCGCGGTAGTAGTTTCGGCGAGGTAGCCCGGCTACTGGGCTATAACACTACGCCCCGCTTCGTGAAGTGGGACCCGGCTACCCCATGGCCCTGCATCCTGCGGGTGAAGGTGCCGGAGCATTGGGGCTGGAAAGGCTGCTGGTGGGCGTTGGTGTACAACCAGAGCGAAGTCTACGATGTGGCCCGCAATCAATCGTACTCGCTGGAGCACTGGCAGCGCATCTATCCTGCCTGCCGTGTCACCAGTATGCTGCAAATCTGGATTTCCGATTTATGAAACACCCTAATATAATTGTAGTTGGCTCAGGATTGGTTGCTCTTAATGCCGCCGGGGCCCGCTTGTGTGTGGCCATTAATGCCTGTGTCAGTAGCCTAGAAGCAGCCGCTGCACAGGCCGAAACAGATATAGAAAGGCTCAACGCGGAAAGCGTTACGGTTCCACTTCGGGAAGCCCTGTCATTTCCTGAATACCAGCCCTATGTAGTAGTAGAGCGCCCGGCTTACCGTGGCTACATGGGTAACCGCCGCCGCTACAAATGACAGCAGTAGCCACCGAAGCGCGCATCATCACGCCGCAGCCGGGTTTCCAGATGGCGGCCCTGAGCACGCCCGCCGACATTGCCATCATCGGCGGTGGGGCCGGCGGTGGTAAAACCTATGCCCTGCTGATTGAGGCCACCCGCCACCGCTTCAACCCTGGCTGGGGCCCTGTCGTGTTTCGTCGTACCTATGCCCAGATTACCAACGAAGGCGGCCTATGGGACACCAGTAAGGAGATATACCCGCTTGTTGGCGCTAAGCAGGGCGACCTGGAATGGAAGTTTCCCAGCGGGGCACGCATCAGCTTTGCCCACCTGCAACACGAAAAAAACGCCTACGACTGGCAGGGTACTCAGATTCCACTCATCATCTTCGACGAGCTCACGCACTTCTCTAAGAAGACGTTCTGGTATATGCTTACCCGTAACCGCAGCCTGTGCGGGGTGCGGCCGTACGTACGGGCCAGTTGCAATCCTGACCCCGACAGCTGGGTAGCGGAGTTGATTGATTGGTGGATTGGGGAGGATGGGTTTCCCATTCCTGAGCGGGCCGGTGTACTGCGTTATCTCACCCGAGACGGGGAAGTATACATCTGGGGTGATACGCCCGAAGAGGTGATGCAAAAGGCCCCGCATCTGTTCGAAGGGCCACTGGCTGGCACCCGACCGAAAAGCGTCACCTTCATTCCCGGCAGCATTTACGAGAATAAGAAGCTGCTTGCGGTCAACCCCGAATACCTGGGCAACCTGATGGCCCAGGATGAAGAAACCAAAGCCCAGCTGCTGGAAGGCAACTGGAAGGTGAAAGTAGACGGCCTGGCCTTGTTTGAGCATACCCGACTCAACGACCTCTGGACCAACTACCCGGTAGTAGAAGCTCAGCCCCGCCGCTGCATTACGTGCGACGCCGCCGGCTTTGGGGCCGACAAGTGCGTGATTAAGGTGTGGGTTGGTTGGACGGTGGTCGCCATTACCGTCATCAGTAAAACCGGCTCGCGTGACATCGTGGAAGCCATCGAGCCGCTGCGCCGCCGCTACAACGTGGCCCAGTCTGATACGCTCATCGACCAGGATGGCGTAGGCGGCGGGGCTGTGGCGCTGGGCGGCTACGCCGGTTTCAGCGGCGGCACTCCCGCCCTGACCGACCCCGAAACCGAAGTGAAGGAAGCCTACAAAGACCTCAAAACGCAGTGCTACTACCGCATGGCCGGCCGCGTCAACCGGGGCGAGGTCCGCATCGAAGTCACCAGGGACAGTTGCGTTATTGATGGTCGTCGGGAAACAAAGATGAAGGTGGCTGGAGTAGAAATGGATATCCGCGACGTCATCAAACAGGACCTCAAAGCCATCAAGCGCGGCAAAGACACGGCCGAGGGCAAGAAAACCATCAACACCAAAGACGAACAGAAGATCCTGCTCGGTGGCCGCTCCCCCGACTTCGCCGACACGTTCAGCTTCCGCGAGTGGTTCGAGCTGCGGCCGGTGTTTCGGAAAGGGTTTATGACGCGGAAAAATTAAGCCTGTTGCAGTTCTGGAAATATTGTATGTATTTTACATACAATAAATCACTTCTTTCTCTTCGCTGCTATGGACTGCGTACGCCCTGACTCTCTTACTGCTCCCGCCAAAGTGGACTGCGCTGTTCATTTCGGCCAAACCGTTCGGATGGCCATCGGCCGCCGGGGTGCTTTTGCCGCTGCCTTCGCCACGATAGCGGCCATGAAGACGCTGGCCGCCTGGAACGCGGCCTTCGCCGCCGTGAATGATGACAAGATCATCCTCACCCCGCTCTATGTGAACCCGCAGCTGCCGCAGTCGGAGGCGCAGTTCGCCGAGGAAAACACGAACGGCAGCATCAACGGCAAAGGCTTCCTGACCGGCTACAACGCGGTAAAATACACTGCTGAGTACGTCGGCCTGCCCGCTTCCATCAAAGCCCAGCTGGAAAAGATGGAAAATGAAAGCCGCGCCGAACTCGGCGTTGATCCGGTGGAAATGGCCCTTATCACGCCCGACAACCGCATTATCTCGCGGGGCGTGAACGGCATTCCGTTCTCCAACTTCTACCTGCAATCGGTGGGCAGTGAGGGCTTCAAGGCCCTGAACAAAAACGGCTTCGGCATTTCGCTTGATGGCAAGTGGGATGTAGGCACCACCATCACGCAGGCCGATTTCGATCTGGTAAGCCTCAACCCGGTATAACGCCTGATGGCCGGTAAGCCCACAGGAGCGCAGCCCGACACGGTTCGGCTGCGCTCCACGGCCCTGGGCATCGAGCGGGATTTCTCCGCTGCCCACGCCGCCGCCCTTCACGCCCTGGAAGAAAAGCAGGGCCACCACGACTGGCACGAAGTGCCGGCACCCACCGAAACACCCGCGCCCACCACGGCCGATGATCCTCCAGCCTCAAGACGTCCGCGCACTACTCGAAAATCCCGCTAACGGCGGGGTGATTGCCGAGTGCCTGCGCCACGAGCAGCGGCTGCGGCTGCATGCGGTGCCCCACGTCGATACCAGCCGCCGGCCCGCCGGCTGGCTGTATCTGCGCGACTGGGCCAAAGGCATGCTGCCGACTGACCGCTTCACGAAGTGGGAACAGTGTGTACCGGCTCCGCTGCCGACGACGGACATTGTAGAGGATATTTTCACCGGGCTGAAGCGCGTGTTCGAAGCGCAGGACGGATTGCTGAGCTGCGAGCTGGCGACGCCCGAGCTGGAAACGGATTTCGAGCAGTTCCGCACCGCGCAACGTGAGGCGGACTTCTGGGAAAACACCGCGTTCCAGGCCCTGGCCGCCCGCCCGCACTCGCTGCTGGTGGTGGACATGCCCGCCGAGCAGCGCACCCGCTACCCCGAGCCCTACACGCTGCTGCTGCACCTGGAAGATATCTTTGATGTGCGGCTCAAAGCCGACGGCACCTGCGAGTACGTCCTATTCACCCAGCCGTCTTACAAGGATGCCGCCGGCCGCACCATCGAACGCCTGCACGTCTACGATGATGCGGCCTACGCTATCTGGGAGAAGCCGGAAGGCGAGCAGCAGTGGAGCGAGGTACTACGCAACGCGCACCAGCTGGGCACCTGCCCGGCCCGGCTGTTGTGGTCGGAGCCGCTGGACCAGGCCACCAACTTGCCCCGCCGGGCGCCGCTAACGGCCGTACTCGGCTCGCTGGACCGCTTCGTATGGTGGGACGGCGCTATCGAGTATTACCGGCAATACGGCACGTTCCCCATCATCTGGGGTTTCGAGTCGGGCTGCGACTATCAGACGCCTGATGGCCAGCGCTGCGAAGGCGGCGTTATCAACAAGATAACGGCCTATGATACCATCGGTGATGGTGAGCAGGTGCCACGCTATCAGACACTAAAGTGCCCGGCCTGCACCGCTAAAGACCTGCTGGGACCGGGCGTGTACGTGGAGGTACCCGCGCCTTCCAAGGACATGCCCGATACCCGCGACCCTATTGGCATGGTGTCGCCGAACGTGACCGTATTGGAGCATATCGAGCAGTTGCAGCAGCGTCGCCGGGAAGCCCTGCTCCGGTCGGTTCTCGGCGGTGGTGGTGAGCCCAGTAACGAGCAGGCAAAGAATACCAAGCAAGTACAGTCCGGCTTCGAAATCAAGCAGGATGTACTGGTGGAGTTCAAAAAGCCACTGGAGCAGGCCCGCGCCTGGGAACTGACGACCAAAGGTCGCCTGCGCTACGGTCCGCTGTACCGTAGCACGTTCGTTTCCATGGGTGAGCGGTTCTACCTCAAAACGCCGGAGCAGCTTGCCCAGGAAGAGGTCGAAGCCCGCAAAGCCGGCCGGCCGGTGTATGAGCTGAGCCAGGCCCGCGACTTCCGCTACCAGACTGAATACCGGCACAACCCTGCCCAGTTGGACCGCATGCGCATCCTGTCCGACCTGGAGCCTTACCCGGAATACTCGGTTGATCAGATCCTGACCATGCTGGCCAGCGCCGGCACCTCGCCCATGGCCACGGGCTTATTCGACGAGCAGCTGATGCGGCTCAAAGTCGATTTCGGCCGCTACCTCACCCGTTTCGAGTCGGAGCAACTGCCTGTTACCCGCTTCGCCTCGCTTCAACCCTACCACATTAAGCTCGCCCTCATCACTAAAATCCTTTTGTCTTATGTGCCGGCGATGGGAGTTCCGTCAGGACAAGCATTTGCAGTAGGCGACACCGTAATGGTAAAAGCAGGCAAAGCGCACATGCCAGAGCATGAAGGCCTAACCATGACTATTGCCCAGATTCAGGGGAATACCTACGCGGTTCGGTTGCCGGATGGCAGCGTGCATAAATGGTACACCGCAGAGGAGTTGATGAGCATGAGTAAAAATCCGGCCCCTATGTCAATGTAAGGTATGAAAAAAATGTCCAAAGGCATGAAAATGCCTAAGCGAAAACCGGCAAAAAAGGCGGCCGCTAAACGCCGTAAATCGTCCACTTCCCGCAAACGCGGCTAATCCTTTTGTCTTATGTCAACGACAACCAAACCCAAGGTGGCGGCCAAAGCCAAAACCCCGAAACTCGACCTGAAAACGCTCCAGTCCCAGCAGCTTAACGGCGAGGACATCGAGCAGGCCAAAGGCAATCAGGATGACTCGTATGAGTTTCCTGCTCACGAAGCCGACCGGGTACACGTCAAGCTCACCAGCAAGGTCAATGACCCGGTGAAGAAAGAGTACACGGTGGTAGACAAGGTAGTGAAGCTGGTACCGGCCCAGTACGAGCGTATGGAGCGCAACAACGCCTTTGCCGAGTACGACTCCCAGACCATCCTGCACGACCCGCGTCCGCAGGCTGCCAAGAAAGAGGCAGAAACCGATGACACCGGTACTAAGCAACCGATGCAGCCCAATGCTACCCAGCCTTCCCTGCAGGATGCACAGATGCGCTTCCAGGAGCTGTATCCGGAAGATAAAGAACTGACGGCTTCCAAAAACTATGATGAGCTGGTAGAGCTGATCCGAGCCAAGGATGCCGATTTCGGGAAGGTTACTGAATAAGTGACCGGGGCCGGTTCCACGCGGGTGGGACTTCCGGAGCCGGCCCTTCCGTCCCACCCGCATAGTAAAGTCAGAGTACCTGTTTCACAGCCATTTCCCCATTCGCATGGCAACTCCTATCAACTTCCCCGAAGCCAACGCAGTGCTCCAGAAGCCGGCCAACATGACCGACGAAGAGTGCTGCTCCCTCCCGATTCTTCGCACCGATGACGGCCAGTGCATCAGCCAGTGGCAGTTAGGGCCCGAAGAATTGATCAGCATCAATCAGACGCACTGTGTTACCGTTGGTCTGCTGTCCGGCCACACCCAGCCTCCGATGTGGGTGCAGGGTAGCGCACCGGCACTGGAGCAGCAGAACGAAAGCAATCTGGTGCTGCACGCCCGTGCCGAACTCAAAGCAGCTGGCCTTTGGGATGAGACTGCTGATTACGGTGGGGAGGTTGCCAATTCGGTAATGCAGTTGGTGCAGGTACTCTCCTATCAAGGTCATTCCGGCGGCTCCCATGCCCAGACGCTGGACCTGTTTGAGAAGCTGGCCCGTTTTCAGCCCCTGGGGCCGCTCACTAACAATCCAGAAGAATGGATGGACGTGAGCTACGAATCGGGTAAACCGATGTGGCAGAGCAGACGCCAATCGGATGCGTTCAGCACGGATGGCGGTAAAACATTTTACACCCTGGACGGCCCCGAAGGCCGCGACTTCATTCATACAGCAGCCGATTTCAAAGCGGCTGCTTAATTATCCCACCCTCACCACTTCTACGAGACTGAAGTATGGCCATCACCGACAACACCTTTACCCCCGAGGAATTGGACGCCGCTATTGCCGCGAATCCGGCCCTGAAAGACCACGTCGTAGGCGGCGTAAAAAAGCTGGGCTACGTAGCCCGCACAGCCGACGAAGAAACCAGCTTTATCGGCACCAAAACCAAGGAAATCTATGATGGCCTCGACAAGGACATCTTCGATACCTCTGGCATTGCCCGCAACCCTACGGAACGCACTTACGACTACGCGAAGCGCGTCATCGGCAAGTTCAAGGAGGATACTACCCCGCTGCAGCAGAAGATTCTCGACCTGGAAAAAACCATTGCCGATGGCAACGGCAACGAAACGATGAAGGCCCAGCTGGAAGCTCTGCAAAAAAAAGAAGAGCAGTACCAGAAGGACCTGACCGACAAGGATACCAAGCTGTTCCAGAAAGACGTCATGCTGGATATCCGCGACGGTGTGCGTGGTATCAAGTTCGACCCGTCGGTGAAAGAGTCGGTGGTGAAGGTGCTGGTAGATAATGCTACCCAGTCCATCATCAGCATGGCCAAAGAGCAGAAGAATGTAGATGGCTCTACAACCGTGGTGTATGTCAAGGACGGCAAAACGGTGCTGAACGATAAAAGCCTCCCAGCCACTGCCGCCGACATCCTGGCCGACATCCTGAAGGACGTGGTAGATGCCGGCCACCAAGGTCAGGGCGGCGGGGCCGGTGGACAAGGTGGCGCTGGTGGCCAGGGCGGCCGCAAGCCGTCTGCTTTACCCGCTACGTTGCCGGCTACCGTGAAAAACCAGGGCCAGCTAATGGACTGGCTGAAAGAATTCGGCCTGGCCGAAGGCTCGAAAGAATACGACGAAGCCTACGACAAATTCGGCGCGGGCCTGCCCCTGCGCTAACAGATACTGTCGGCGGCGCACATGAGACGTGCGCCGCCGGCCAATACGCATACGCTTACCTGCCACTGGTTACGGGACGACCTGGCACCCCTGTTTTCATCTTTTCACCTTACCCCTTCTACGACGATGCCCTCCATCGCTCAAACCCTCAAACAGGCCGTCCGTACCCGCTACCGTCGGCGTCCGAACGGCGGCCTCGACAGCCTGGAGCTGCGCGGCTCCAACTACGGCGCGCTGCAGCTGTACCGCAAGCAGACCGCCTCGCCCACCGGCATTATGACGCCCGAGCTGCGCGAGGCCCTGCAAAACTCGTTCGGCAACACTGTGCAGGCTCCGGTTATCGACTATGAAAACCCCACCCTGTCTAACGTGCGCACCTGCGCCGTGCAGGTAGGCGGCCTGAACTCAAAGCTGGTGACGTTCACCTTCGCCACGGTGGCTTTCGGTTTCCCAATGATTCCCTCGCAGCATATCAACAACGATATCAGCTATGAGGACACGTTCTATCGCCAGTTTGAGGCCCGTCGCCTTAAAACGATGGAGTTCCTCGACACGCAGTGCGTGGATCAGTTGGAGCTGGCTAAAAACCAGTACTACCCTGCTGCCATCACCGCCTACTACCCCGAGGTGGCCGATGCGCTGCAGGTGCCCGATGCCGAGCGGAAAGAGTTCTACAACTACATCGAATCCATCCTGGAAACGATGGATTTGGGTGGTACTCCCGACGTGCTGACCAACCCGATGGCCATGGCTGATGTGCGGGCCATTGAAGGGGCTGGCCAGACCAGCGACGGCGACCTGAGCTACGTGCTGGATGGTGTAGGCCAGTTCTTCCGCTCCAACCGCATCCTGCCTGGCACCGGCAACCGTGCCACCATGTACCTGGTAGCGGATGGTGCTGTGGGCCTGGAAACCCGCGTAGACCCCGACTGCGCCCGTGGTGTAGTGCACGGCGGTGCTGACAACCCTGTGCGCGAGTGGACTACCCAGGACGTGCCCGGTCTGGGCACCATGGGCCTGTTTTACCGGGCCGATTGCTCGGATCAGTCGGCTCCCCTGGCAGGCCAGAACCTGCAGGCCCTCACCCGTACCGCCGTCGAGTCGTACGAGTGGAGCTTCGATGTATGCTTCGTGAAAGCCTACAACTCGGATGCGGCCGGCCGCTACTTCCCCATCGTGAAGGTGGAGCAGAAAGCTGCCGCTTAGGGCCAGCTTGAGAGTGCTATTTGTGATAAATGCCCGTCCCGGATGCGGGACGGGCATTTTACCTTTTCATCCTTCCCGCCATGTTTAATACCCTCACCCTCGCCGCCCTGCTTGCTACTACCATCGGCTACCGGCCCGTTGCTGGTGCGCCGGATGAGCCGACCAGCCTGCCTAATGATCTGTTGGCCCCTGAAGGGGAGCTGGCCGTGCAGGATGTGCATCCGCTGCTGACGCTACGCAACATTCAGCAAGCGGCCCCGCAGATGCCGGCCGCCGCGTTTCCCGACTTCCTGAAAACCGCCCGTATAACCGCTGCTACCAAGGTGCTGCAGTCGTTTCGCGAGCAGAAGCAGCTGACGAGCACCGGTAAGCGCCTGCTCCAGGACTTGCCGCTGACAGAGGCCAGCGGCGCGTATCGGGACAAGATTATCCGGCAGGGCCGCTTCGTTGGCTTGGCGCTCCGGATGCGGCCGGGCATGCAGGATATCGGCGTGCGGGTAACGGCAGTCGGCACCCAGTTCACCGAGCGGGAGCCGAACTTCAAGCTGGTGGTGCTGCACAGCTCCGATATGGCCGCCCCCGTGGCTGAACTGGACCTGCCCCGCACCGACCGGGTGTATTTCGAGTGGAGCCCGCTCACCACGCCCATCGATCTGGCCAGCAAGAACGGCGGCACCTGGTATTTTGGGTACTATGAGGATGAGTTGAGCGGGCAGGCTATCCGCCTGGAGCAGAACCTGCAGCAGCGCCCCGGCCAGTGCTGCGGTAACGCTTATGTGCAGTATGATAAATGGAGCCCGTACGTGCAGGTGCTGCCGTTTTTGCAGGCTCCGTTGTCGGATGACATTACCTATCAGAGCAACACCAACTGGGGCCTGAACCTGCGGCTGGAAGCTACCTGCGACCTGACCCAGCGGCTGGCTGGCCAGTTGCCCAGCTTCGCGGCGGCCGTACGCGAGCAGCTCGCCGTGAACCTGCTGAGCCTAATGGCCTACTCCACCCGCGACAACGGTTTGGCTGATAAAACGAAGGCGTTGGCGTTGATGGAACTCAACAACCGCACTGATGGCCAACCAGGCCTGCTTACCCAGCTGAGCCGCACGCTGAAAGCGCTGGACGTGGATATTTCAGGGGTGTCTGCTACCTGCCTACCCTGCGCACCGAAACCTGGGGCTGTGAAGTTTAAAAGCATCGGATGAGTGCCCGGCTCGACTTCCTTGCCCGGGCATTTGAGCGGCTGCCACGGATGCTGGATCAGCAGGTAGAAGATACGGTGCGCGACAACACGGCCTTCCTGGAAGATGCTAACACCGCGCAACTGGCCAGCGGCAAAGATGCTACCGGTGCCGACATTACCCCCGAATACGCCGACCTCACTATTGCCCTAAAGCAGATCAAAGGCCAGCCCACTTACCGCAAAGAAAATACGAACCGGCACAACGCCGCTGCTGGTAAGGCCCCGACCACCCACCACCACGGCAGCCTCAGTACGGCTACTAGCACAACGAGTAGGGGCCAACTCACATGAAATCCTGCGCAGAAGTCACAACGAGGAAACCAGCGGGGCCCAAACACCTCCCAGGCTCGCAACCAGCCCCACTTCTCAAAGCACATCAACAAGCAGGCCGATGTGAGGGCCACCAGCACCACCAACGAAAACAACTCGCTCAGCATAGTACATTGGGGGTATGCAGTTCCAGCTGAATGCGGAAGCCGGCGTATGGGTGCTGCAGTACTGGCGCTGCTACCAAGTCGGTAGTGAAGCCGCGAAATACCTCATCGAACGAGGTGTACACCCGCTGCACTAGAGTACCAGCACCCGTGAATACACGTAAAACTTCTTGAAGAATTATACCATCGTATTGATGCTCTTCTGGAGAAAAAATACGCTGCAGATTCCCCCAAAATATCCATTCGATACCCTGGGTTAGCGGTAAGGTGCCCGGCGTCGGCTCGCGCAGGTCGGTCACCGCTGGGTCGCGGGGGAGAAAGAAGCCTTGGGCCTGCACGTTGTCGTTGGGCAACACGTCACGGTACTCGCCGGCCCCGGCGTATACCTTGGGTAGGTACACCGTTTTGCCGTCGCGCTTCTCGCTATGCCGGAAGGCCTTGCCATAGCTCACCTGCAACCAGGTAAGCCGCTGGGCCAGCAGCAGTTGCAGACGCTGAATTTCGGCGTCCAGACCGACCGGGTTGGGCAGCGTGGGCGCGGTGGGGGTAGAGTAAGAAACCATCAGGCTAGTTGGCTAAAAGACGAATGTACTGGCCACCATAGCGCTGTTTGTAGCGCAGATAAGCAGTGAGCACCTGTTTGAAATCGGCCCGGATATGCAGATGCTGGCCACCCCAGAGCACCGAGCAGACCGGGTATTGAGCATCCGGAAAGATGCGCGGCTCAGTAGGCCCCAGCACGGCAGATGCCTGGGCCCATTCCCATACCCCAATACCACCCGCAACCAGCCCCTTATCATCAATCCAGATCTGCTGGGCCATGAACTCGGTGCCGTTGTTGAACTCCTTAAATTCTGGGGTAGCGTTGCTCATAAGCCGAGGGTGTCGCGGGTTTTCTGCTGTAAATCGGGCTTGATGTATGAAGTTTTAAATTCATCTAATGCCTCCTCGCTTAACCCTAAAATATCATCGCCATACTTTGATTCAAGAGCCCTGGCCTTGGAATCGGTAGCTATCATTTCGAAGCCCTTATCGCCTGTGAGTTGAGCTTTTACAGAGCTATAAAAATCACCCTCATCGTAAAGAGTAACATGCGTTGACCTGCCTTGTAATTGTTTAATTGCCAGTGTTAAAGGGCTATACTCTGGCAGTATCTCGCTTCCATCAGCTCTTTTCCCTTGCGCCAGCTGAGCAGTATTGGCATCCTCTAAAAAAGCGGCGTTTTCGTGTATAGTCTGCTCAACCTGCTCTGCTAAGACAGCGGGGAGTCTAGCGAGGCTAGTGGCGATATATTCAAGCCTAGTCACACTGTAAATGTATGTAAAATACACACACAAAAGACCATACGTACTAGCTGTTGAACCGGCCATTCAAAAGCATGATGATTGGCGACACATCAAAAAAGCACTCTGTATGACCAGAAAATAGTTTTGCAGGACGATAGCGTAAATGCTTGAATTTATTTAAAACCTCATCTTCTAAATCATAAATAAGGCCGGAATCTAATGACGCATATTTAAACATTACAGACACCTTGTAGGACTTTTCTCCTGACTCAAATCTCTTTTTTATATTATATGTGATACCCGTCTTATAAAACTTTTCGCCTTCACCTTCCAACTCAACAATGTAAAATATAGCTTGCCTGCCTCGCTGTTTAGCCATCCAGCTATTTTTGACACATCTGCGAACATCTCGCATACACATTGGGCATCCTGCCTTAGCTGTATGGTGGCCTGGAAGCTGCTCAAAAGGTCCATGATTTGGGCAAACTATCACTATTTTAGTACGCGCGTTAACGTATTGAACTTGGCTGTAGTCATAAAAATCGCCATGTCGCTTCCTAGCATGTTCGATGAATGACCCTGTGTTTTTCGCTGATAATGAAGTCAATCTACTATTGCCGCATTTTCCGCAACCATGACCCCGTAAATGCTTAGCCGGTTTTTGTTTGAATAATCCATGAACAGCACATCTTATTTCTACTAAAGTAGTCGCATCTATGTATATTGTATTTTTGTAATCATAAATATTACCGTGCACTTTAATGGCCCTTTCGATAAAACTTGTGGCACATACAGTATTATTTATTTTATAGGTATTGATACTACAGCTTGGGCAATTTTGTCCAGACAGATGGCAATTCGGGCTCTGATAAAATACCCCGTGTGCCAGGCAGGTAATAGCAACCTTACTCTTACTGTCATGATACACAACTTGCGAGTAGTCATACAAAGGCCCATGCACTGCACGGGCCTTTTCAATAAACTGTGCGGTTGTGAGTTTGGCAGGCATACTACTCAAGCAGCTAATTGACGTTGTACTCGCATTACCTGCGCAAGAATGTCTTGGTGGTAGTTATTCACATGCCCATAGCGACTATCATGCACCTTTGTTACCGCGTAGCCGTGGGCCCGACTAAGGGCAGCTGCTTGCCGGCCATATGTATTGGCTTGGTCAGGGGTCATGCGTAGACGGTGAAGAGAGGCGTACCCAGCTACCGTATAATAGTCCACGTTGGTGGTGGTAACCTTGGCTACTACTTCTTGCACCTTCTCTTCCAGCGCTACCATCCGTCGTTCCGTCTCGACGTTCTGCTGGGCTAGCATCAGAATTAACTCAGCCTGGGACTGCACAGCGGGCACAGTAGGTTGTGCTGGCATTAGTTCGACCTGCCCAGTGCGCAACAACTCAGCCACCCATTCGTCGCATTGAATTTCAAAGTCCACATTCAACCACTGGGCCAGTTTCAAGATCAGCCGCTCATGTATCCAGGTGCCATAATTAGTGCCGCCGTTTCGCACCTCAACCAAAGTGCGAAATTCAGACTTTGAGGTCGGTGTCGGGAATCCCGACACCGACTCATTGGTCGGTGTCGGGATTCCCGACCTTGCGTCTAATGCCTTGATATATCGCTTCGTGCCTTCTAAGTCGAGCCAGTGAGCAGGCCGTTTTCCGAAGATAGCGCACATAGCTGTGGCGTTGGCCATCAGCTGGCCATTGATCATTTCGAACTCAATCGGAAAGCCGTTGTAATTTTTTACTACCAGTTCACGCATGGCATTGGGTGGGTTTATGCTTGTTGACAAACAAAGTGGTGCAGCATTGAAGCCACTATCAAGACCCTTGATAGTGGCTTCCTTAAAAAGGACAGCGCAACCTGTTGGAAAGTGCATTGCCATTTTTCTTGGCACTTGCTCATGGTCAATCAGCAGAGGACACTTTCTTAAGCAAAAACACGGTACTGTTATCTTCGAACCACATCGGCACGAATATTTTCCGACGTTGTGACTCCATCGTTTCCAACTGATCAATCCACTTGCGAAGTTGGGATTGATTGGTACACGATTCTGCATTAAATCGGACTGTACTCTTTTCCTCTTGCGTAAAATAGCGCGAATTGGCACTGGCAATGAGGTTCTGACGCAGCGCGTGCAGGTTGGCCCAGAAGGCAGGATCATAAACCTGGCTTCCGCCGGTCGTTACGGTAGTTTCCATAACTTTAGGGTGTGTTTTGATGAATAGCCCTTGCCGGGGCTGTTTGGAAAATCGGAGGTCAGTCCTTGCCGGGACTGGCCTCTTTCTTATTTACTTCAAATATACTAGTAAATTATTTGTAAACAAGTATTATCAATATGAATTACTAGTATATTATTAAGTTTGCACTACATTTACATTACATCCTGACGAGCTACACGCCCATGAAACAAGATGACAAATCAAGGAAGCCACAGATAGGCATTCAGGTAGAGCCTGATGAAAAAGAACTGTTTGAAGCTGTTGCTAAAGCCAGAGGCACTAAAGTGGCCACTCTTATGAAGCTGTTGATGCATGACGAGGCTCGCCGTCTGGGTATTCAAAAGTCTACCCCTTGATACTTCCTACTAAGTTGCTGTAGCGCCTTTTTTTTACCCATATTGTATTTAAAATACATACAATACTGAAGCCTACCCTATCCCTTTTCTGGTCGAAAATCGATGTAGACAAGCCCAATACCGTCTATATCCAGGCCCGCTACGCCGGCGGCCCATGCGTCGCGCAGCTGTGTCTGGATGTAGAAGATTCGGCCGGGTGGATACGGGCGGTGTACGTGCAGGAAGCTTACCAGGGCCGAGGGCTGGGCTCCCTACTGCTGGGCCGGGCTTTCGCCGTATGCCGGGCCCTGCGCTTTGAAACCGTGGGCCTCACGGTGCACCACGAAAACGAGAAAGCCCGCACTCTTTACCAGCGACTGGGCTTTGTGCGCTTTCTGGATGGCCACGAAAACTATCAACAGTACATCAAACCTCTCTAAATGCGTACCCTCTCCCTTGGTAATAACCACCAACTGCAGTATTACCAATCTATTCTGGAACTACCCGCCGCTCGGCACTTGGAATATCAGTGTTATGCTGCTTTGCAAGCAGGTGTGGGCGCAACGGAAGCTGACGCCCAACGCCACGAGCAGTTAGCAGCTTACTTTGGCAGTCGGCCGGGTAAAGAGCAGCAGCAGTTCCTGGCACTCAGCAATGCTCACTATGCCCGTCATTTCGCCGAGACACACTATTCGCCTACGCGCTTGGCTTTCGCCGTGCTAGTGGCCAGCGTAGATGGTGAACCTGCCATGGATATTACAGAAGATGGCTTACACGCATTGCTAAGCCACTTGGATACACTTGGCCTGACAGATGCACATACTATGGAGGCGTTGAAGGCTGCGCGAAATGCGTTCAGAGAGGAATTAGCCGTGCATTTTCCTGCTCGCTTTGCTGACGATGCAGATGAGTTGCTGCGTGCCTCGCATTTGAAGCGGCGCGCCTTGGCTCTCTGCGACCTTATTTTAGGCTCAGATCAGGCTGCGTTACAAACCATCGAAGACATGGACAATGCACTACTGGATATGATGGAGCCAGATATATTTGAGACTGGAGACCCACAGAACACCCTAGTATTGCAACGCCGGGCTTTTGGACAGCTTTGCGCCGTGTTAGCACAGAATGGTACACCTGAGCCGGAAAAGCTTACACTATTTCAGTTTCACTCACGGGTAGAACATGTTACTGAACAGATTAAGCGAGAGAACAGGAAGTAAAAAAGCCCCGGCCAACAGGTCGGGGCTTTTTTGTAGTTTGTGGGCGATGAAATACACTGTACTAATTCTTTTCTTATTTAGCAGTTGTGCTCCTTCTCCTGAAAAGCAGGCAGTAACAGCAGCCGAACAGGCAGCTGCTCGGCTGCTACGGGCGCCATCCTACACACCGCTAGCGAGTAGGGCAAAGCCGATAAAAGGAGGGTACTCTGTCGTGCATACTTTCACCGGAGGTAGAGCCGAAGGCCCTGCCGATAAGCGTGACTCTATCGAGTTTATTGTCGAGTCGACGAAGGAAGTGTTTTTCATATCAGGCAGTGACACGGTTGTAGCCCTATAAATTAGTTCTCCTGCTACCCATTCCGTCGATACAGCTTATTAATGTACCGCGTGGTGTTTTCTCCCCGCTTGGTAAACAGCTCCCAGCCCCGATCCGTGAGCCGCTGCTCTGGTCGTTCGTGCAGGGCGCGGATGAGTTGCTCGGTTTGCAGGGCTAGGGCATCCCGCAATTCCCCGGCCGTATCCTGTTGCAGTGGTTGCGCTTGCGCTATCTGTTGGGCACCTCCTATCAGCATGCGGGCGTATTGCTGAGAATACTGCTGGGCTACAGCCGCGGGCTCCCGTAGTCGGGGTACAGAGGCCAGCAACTGCCGAGTTTTGTCGGCCGTGTGTACGTCGGCCCCTGCCGGTAGATACGTTACGGTGGGCTGACTGAACAGCTGAGCTTGGCCGCTGGGCATGGTCACCAATTCCGGACCCTTTTCACCTACCCAGGCCCATTCAGCCGGGCCACCGTCGCGGCCTACGAAGTACTGCGGCAACGGCTGAGCCAATACGGTAGCCACCTGCAATGCACCAGCCGCCAAGGCAAACGCACTAAAGGGTAGGCCAAAGGTGGCCGGACTTTCCGCAAACGACTTCGCCACGGCCACGGCGGTAGAAAGCCCAATTTCAAATAGCGCGGCTTGCCGCTTATCCTGGGCATCCTTCCGCTTGGCAGCCCGGATTCGTGCATCAAACTGCGTTTCAATCTGTGCTCGCAACTCCGCATTTTCCCCGGCTATTGCCAGTTCCGCCTGTTTCTGTTGCTCCAAATTATCTAGGATAGTTGCATTGCGTCCGGCCTGTATCTGTGCATAGGCCTCTAAGCCTTGGAACGCCAAATTGATACTGGCTTGCTCGATTTGCCGCTTCCGCTCTTCTGCCGCCTGTTTATTGGCCGCGTCCTGGTCGTATAAGCGTTTGCGCTCGTCCACATCATCCTGCATGCGTTTCAGGGCCCGCTCGCTGCTCAGGTCTAGTTCGCGCTCTACCTTGGCTAAGTCATCGGGGTTAATGCCGTTGACCTTGAACTCCAGCACAGGCACCGTTACGCGCTCCTGCAAGCTGTCTAGCTCTTTCTGCACGGCTATGCGCGTTTCCCGCACCACTACCAGCCGTTTTGCCGAGGCGGCTTTCTCGGCATCCAGCACCTCCGCATTGGAGACGTTGCGCTTGTTTTTAATCCCGGTCAGCTCGTTACTGATTTCCGCGTTTTTAGCGGTGGCCTCTTCGCCAATGATGCGGATGCGGAGGCCCGACGCTTTGCGCTCAGCGGAGACGATTTGATCCTGCAGACCCCGGATCTGGGATGTGTAGGCTTCCCCGTTCAGGTTTTTAGCCTCAAACAGTCGCCCAGCTTCTTCCTGGGCTTTTTTAGCCTGAGCAATCAAGCGTTCCTGCTGCTGCACCTGCTCTTGTAAACGGGCTTTGCGGGCTTCTGCTTGGGCTTTGGCGTTGCGGTCTAGTACGGCCGCATTTTCTTCGGCGGCTTGGGTGTTGTCCTTTGTGGCCTTGGCGGTGGCGTCGGTGGCCCCAGCGAGAGTTTTCTGGATAAAGGCCGCGTCAAAACCAAGCCGCTTTAACTCGGCCATGTAGCGGTTGTACTCGGCTTGGGCTTCGCTGAGGCGGCGGGTGGAGGCGGTTAGGTCGTTTTGGGTGAAAGTATAATTTGTAATAGCTGTGTTCTCAGCTACCGAGATCTTGCTTCTCGGATTGAACACAGGCGCTTTACCATCAGATATGCGCGTGAATACCTTTTTACTACTGCCTAACAGGCCCTGCGCTTCTCGCTGGGCATACTTGATACCTGCCGCTTCCAACTGCTGCTGCCGGGTTTGCAGTTGAATTTTCAACGTTCTGGTCAACTCCTTTTCCTTGGCAATTCGGTCGTTTTTCACCGCTTCTGCTTTGAGCACCAAACTGCTGGCCTCCTGATTCGCAAGTAGGAGCCGCTGCTTAATGGCTTCGCGCACGGCCTCTTTATTCAACTGAAGTGCCCCTGTCTCTTTCGAAATAGCAACAACGCTTTCCCCAAGCGTATCCTTTAGCTTCAGTGTAATGCTATCCAACTCCTTTTTCTCGGCGGTGGTGGGCTTCACGCCGTTCGCCGTTAGCTCCTCATAGCGAGTCAACAGCTGCTGGGCAGAGGCGGCCTGCTGCTGGTTGGCCTGAATTAACCGACTCGATACCTGCACCTGCTCTTCCACCGTCTTTTTCAGCCCCGTCAGCCGCGCTACGAAGTCAGCCAGCCCGTTGGCCGCATCCTTGAACAGGGGCGAAAAGCCACGCAGGAACGAAGAACCCGCACTGAGCAGCACCGTTTTCAGGCGAGTACCCGCTGCCGCTGCGTTATCCATCTGTTTGCTGGCCTGCTCGGTGGCCGTCTGCGTGCCGGTCAGGGCCGTGGTAAGGCTACGCACCTTCTCGCGCCCCTCAACCAATATCTTGGCCGCGTTGGCGTTTTCCAGCCCAAACAGCTTGGTGTACTGGGCCGTGCTCAGGTTGCGCTTGCCCAGCGTGTCCAACGCCTTTTCCAAGCCGACGACTTCGGGGTTGGTCTCCCGCGCCCCACTCGCGAGCTTGGCCAGTACGTTGCGCAGGTTCACACCCGCCTGCTCGCCCTTGATGCTGCGTTCAGCGAGCGTTTGTACCAAGGCCACGGTCTGCTCAATACTCAGGTTTGCTGAGGCCGCATTCACCCCGGCGTATTTGAGACTCGCAGCCGTTTGGGCAATCGTCGCTGCGCCCTCCTTGGCCCCTGCAGCCAACGTGTTGACGTAGCGGCCGGCCTGCTGGGCCGTGGCCCCGAACTGGTTCATCACAGAGGTGAGGGAATCAGCTGCATCCGGCAACGCCTCACCGGAAGCAGACGCCAAGAGCAGCGCCTGTTCGGTCACGGCCACCAACCCCTCTTTGCTCTTAAGCAGGTCCGGCTGGGCGCTACCAATCAACTCAAAGGCTTTGAGTGTGTCAGCGCCCGACTTGCCCATTGCCGGGCCAATGCGCAGGGCGGCATCGGCAAAGAACTCCAAGTCCTTGCCCGTCGCGCCGGTAATGGCAGCCAGACTGCTCTGCGCTGCTTCAAACGCAAGGTAGTCATCATAGGCCGCGCCCACCGCCTGGCTCAGGGCCTGCAAGCCGGCATAGGCGGATACAGTAGAACCCAGGAAACCCAACAGCCCCGCCTCTGCTTTCTGCGTGGTGGTGGCAAAGCCGCTGGTATGCTGCTGACTCTGCTGCACGCCCACGCCGTAGCTGCGCAACTCGCCGTTGACCTTCTCTAACTCTGTATCGGTGTTGCGCAATTCCTGCTGCAGCTTTTCCTGTTGCTCAACGGAAAGCCCTGTTGCCCGCGCCTGCGTGCGCAACGCTTGGCTATCCGCTTCCAGGCTGCGCTGCTGCTGCATTAAGGCGGAAATACTCTCGCGTAGGCTCTCGGCATACCGGCCTACGTTGGCTCGGCCATTGTTGACACCTTGCCCAAAATCAATGAGTGCTTTATTGATTTCGCCCAACCGTTTTTTCAACTGTTGCGCTTCTTCGCTGTTGCCCTCTATGCCACCCTCTAAGGATTTGAGTTGCTCGTCCAACCGACGTGCCTCGGCTTCTAATGCCCGATAACTGCCCTGCGTAGCGGTGAATACGCTACTGGTACCACGTAGGGCCCGGCTTAGCTCTTGAGTTTCGGTTTTAAGCTCCAAGATGCGTTGAGCTGCTAGGCGCGCTCCTTCTACGTCCTTGGCTGCAAACGCGGCCTTTAGGGCGACCTGCTGCTCACGTAAACTCCTGGTCAGTTCGTCGGTGCCTTCTTTGGCGTTGCGGCGTACCGTTTGCAAGCCAGCTAACGCAGCTTTGTATCGCTCCTGCTCCTGAGCCAATCTAGTCAGAGCAGCATTCATCTCATCCAACCCCGCCCGGCTTTGCTTATTGGTAATATTGACTTGTTGAGTTTGCGTCTGAAGCCCTTGGGTTGACGTTAGAATAGCCGCCATTCCGGCTGCAATACGTTGCGCATCGGAATCCAAATTTTTGGCAAACGCCCGGTAGTTGCGGTTGAGCCCCTGTACTGATTTGCTAAAATCCAAGAGCTCCTGAGCACCCGGGCCTAGTCCATCAAATAAGTCGGAGTAATTAATTGCATTGCTCATGTATGTAAAATACATACAATATTATTCAGCAATCAACCCCTTTGCTTTCGTGAAAATATTGTATGTATTTTACATACAATAATGTTAGACCAAAACCAGACCCTTCTGCGCTTTACCCTGCTGAGCGAACTACTAGGCCCGCAACGGCAGAGCACCGACCCGATCGGCTGGGAAGAAATGGGCGTTACGCTGCACCGCGACCCGAAATACCACGGGCTTTCCACTGAGTATATGGTGGAATTAGGCTTCGTGAAAGAGGGCCGCGCCTACCTGACCCAGGTGCTGGATATAGCTGGCCCCGAGGCGGAAATAGATCTACTGGTAGAAGTGTACGACCCCAACACGTTCTGCTGGGAAACCTACTACCAGGGCCGTATCAATATGAGCGGTGCTACGCAGACCGCCACCGAGTTTCGGTGCCTTGTTGAGAAGCCAGGCTTCACGCAGAAGTTCCTGAACCGGGAAGATACCACCGTGGACCTATTGGGCCGCGAGTCGGTAAGCGGTAAAGCTCTACCTGCGTTTGCACCCACTACAATAGAACTGCACAGCAAAGCTATTCGGCAGCGGTATGAGGTTATCACACCCGACTCCCCTGTTCCTCCATTCCCCGACTACGTGACCGACGGTAACAGCCGCTTTAAGGTGATGTACTTTGGGTTTGGCTCAGCCGTGGTAGATGAGTTCGGCGTACAGGAAACCTACGCTGGTACCGTCACCATGCCAGATACAAATCCAGAAGTGCCGGTGTACACCACCCAGGAACGGGGGCTGTTCAGCATCGATTTCAATATTCAGTGTTTGCTGCGGATTCAGCGGCAGAACGGCAAAGGGGACTTTGACAAAGCCGAGGGCAAGGTGTATTTCCGCCTGAACGACGAGCCGCCAATCGAGTTGTTTTCCTTTCAGGACGCTGGCATTGCCGGCGAGTACCGCAAGCAGCTGACAGCCGCCTACCGTATCACCCGTCCGCTGAACATCGGCGACCGGATTTACCTGTACGGCCGCCTGCACGTCTACGACATCAGCGGCCCCGCCATTGGTCCGTACCAGTTTACGGTGCTGCTGGAGATGCAGCCCGGCTCCTATTTCCGCATGCAGGCTGATACGCAGACCGACCCGACCCCGGCGGCCGGGCTGTTGGTGTATGAGGCGCTGGACCGGCTTGCCCAGGCCTTGACCGACCAGCCGGTGGCGTTGCGCAGCACTTTCTACGGCCGCACCGATACGGTGCCTGCCTACCCCGCCGACGGCCCGGGCAGCCTGCTGCTGGTAACCAGCGGCTTCCAGGTGCGCGGGTTCCCGCTCCTGCTTAAATCATTGTACGCTACCTGGAAAGACCTGTTCGACTCGCTCTATGCCGCGCACTGGCTGGGCTACGGCACCGAACGGCTACCGGATGGCGCGGAAGTGCTGCGGGTAGAGCAGGCCAGCTACTTCTATGCCGAACAGGTCGTGCTGACGCTGGCCGCCCCGGTGCAGGACTACCTGCCGGATACGGCTGGCACACTCATCAGCAATCTGCTGCTGAAAGAACTACCGGACCGCACCTACATTACGGCCAAAGCCGGCTGGCAGAAGTGGCAAACCCAGCGCCTGAACGGGCTGGACGAGTTCAACGCCACCCGCGAATGGGCACTCCCCCTGGTGCAGCCGCAGGCCACCTACGATGCCGTGGGCAACTACATTACGGCTGGCTTTTACCTGGAAAGCACCCGCCGGCAGCGCTACGATGCCACCGCTACCACTGATACCGGCAGCGACAACGAGAACTTCCTGATCTGCCTGCTGCGGGCCCCGCTGGGTACGTTTCAGACCGAGCGCAACCAACTGTTTGCCGAGGTGTCGGGGCTGTATTCTCCGGATACCGCCTACAACCTACGCCTCTCCCCCGCCCGCATGTTGCGCCGCCACGGCCCTGCTCTGGCCGCCGGACTGCGCTACCAGCAGGGCCGCCGGCTGCGCTTCAGCTTCGGGGAAGGCAACAACACGCTCAGCACCCGCTTGCCGGGCGAAACAGCAGTAGCCGAACACGCTGACATCCCGGTAGCCGCCCTCGGCGAGCCGTTGTGGCGGGCGCAGTCCTGGGAGTTTACCGCGCCCTGTACACGGGCCCAGGCCGCCGCTGTGCTGGCTAATCCACGGGGCCGGGTGCGGTTCCAGGATGAGCGCGGGCAGTGGCAGGAAGGCTGGCTGCTGGATTTCAAACACACGCTGAGCCGCGAGCAGGCTGATTTTACCCTGCTGCGCTGCCATACCCCTTCCGCGTAATGGCTTACAAACGCTACCGCACCGCCTACACCTTTGATCAGGTCGTGCAGGACCCGGACCCGCAGATTTCCTCCGAACTCTACTTCGTCGAGACGTGGGACTTCGATACGGTTACGCGCACCATACTGTACCGCGACGGCAGCCAGAACCCGCGGTTTTCCCGCTATACCGGGCAAGGTAGTACCGACCCGATTCCGGAAGATGTTGAGGTGCTGGGCGAGGTACATGCGGAATGCTTCGGCACCACCCGCCGGGCCTATATCCACGTAGGCGGCGGCCTCATCACCCCGCAGGATACCCCGAACGCCACCGAGTGCGGCTTCGGCGCGCTGGCCTGGGAACGGGTAACGCCGTTTTCGCCGGCTCCAGGCCAGACCACCGGCCGGGTGCAGCTGGACACCACCGGCGGCACGGCCCCGCTGAATTACGAAATCATTGGCCCCGGCCCGGCCCGCACCGGGCAGCTCAACAACGACGGGTGGGTAGAAGTAACCGGCCTGACCGCGCCGGCCACCTACCTGGCCCGCGTAACCGACAGCTCTGCCCCGGCCCAGATCCTGGAACAGGAATTTCGGCTGGTAGCCGCCGTTGTCGGTGGCTGCACCGACCGGGCCGCCAACAACTTCAACCCAAACGCCCGCTACGAGGATGGGAGCTGCACCTACGCCCCGCCGGTACGCAAACCGGTCTTCAGGGTGCCGCGCCTGAACCCGCTCCGGTTCGTGCTGGAGCAGGCTACCGATACCTGCGCAGTGTTTGAGACGCTGGATAATACGCTGTTCTGCCACCAGACCCGTCCTGGCCAGCAGCTGCGGCCGTTGTTCCGGCAGAAAGTACAGTTCTGCGACCTGCTTGCCCTGCAGGTGCACACCGATTTTACGGCGGTTCAGGCCGAAATCTACCGGCCCCAAACCGGCCAACTGGTGCGTACCCAGCCGCTGGTACTGGTACAGCGCCTGACTGGGCTGTCTGATCCATTGGCTGTATCGCTGCGCGAGTATAGCGGTGGGCTCACCGCATTGATAGCCGAAGCCGGGGCGCTGCCGCCGTCGTTGCGCCGAGCCGGGCGGCTTACGCTCAACGGTGGTGCATCGGGCACCTACCGCGTGCGGGAAGTAGCTTGGCTGGATGGCGAGCAGGTGTTGGTGCTGACTCGCCCATGGGCACCGGCCGCCGGCGACATCAGTGCCCGCTGGCAGCTGGACATTGTGGACTTCAACGTCTGGGAAGCGGTGCTGAACCTATCCGGGCTGGCCGCCGGCGACTACCAGGTAAAGCTGCGGGGCACCGATGCGACCGAAGCCGACGTAGTAGCCGTCTCCGAACCGCTGCACCTGGCTGCTGAGCACCACAACACGGTGGTAGTAGAGTACCGCAACCGCGACAACGCCTTCGGTATGGTGTGGACAACCGGCATGCAGGGCCGGTTGCGGCTGCCGGGGACCTTTTTCCGCCGCAAGCCGGCCAGCGACGCCACCGTGCACCGCTCCAGCAGCGGGGTACCGACGATGCTTTCTTCCGCGGTGCGACGGCAGCTGGTGCTGGAAACGGCCGGGCTGCCAGACTGGCTACATGAGCAGCTTACGCTGGTATTCCGCCTGGATGAGGTGCGGGTGCAGGGTCGGGCCGTGCTGGCGCCCGATGCCTATGAGGCCACCGAACTGCGCAACTACCCGCTGTCGGCGGGGCAGGTCACACTGGAACTGCTCGACGGCTTCGGCACGGGCAACAGCACCGATAACGGGGCGCTGCCAACCACAGATGATTCCTTACTGGAGCTGCGCCAAGGCGGGTTCCTTAAACTCCATTAAGAACCATGGCCAATCAGTATCTGGATTCTCTTGCTCCGTGGCCTCTCAGCACGCCCTTGCCGGACGATGCTGTTTTTATGATGGGCGTGCCATCGGAGGCAAAAGAATACCGTATCGACAAGTCGCAGTTGCTGGCCGGCGCCGCTACCGCGGGTACGCAGGCGGCTCCGCTGTATGTACAGGCCAGTCGCACCGATTTGCTGGAAGCCGTTGATGCAGGCAAGCTTACGCGGGGCACCACCTACCAGGTAACCGGCCGGGGCGTGGGCAAGCTGCCGGTGGTGCTGCAGGCCGTCAGCCGCACCCAGCTGGCCGCCATTGGCACCCGGCTGGAATCCAATGGCTCGGTAACAGCTATTGCCTATAACCTGGTTACGGATACTGATACCGCCATTGGAGCGGGCGGGGCGGAACTGACGGCACAGCTGCTTAATGCGGTAGTGGAGGCTGGGTCGGGTATCACCATTTCGGTAGTCAATAATAAGCTGCGGATTTCGGCTGCCACAGTAGCACAGCCGGAAGCTCCGCGCAATCCGCAGACGGACGATGTGAGCAACATCTTCTCGCACTCGCTGGTCGCTGGTTTCCCGTCAGCATCTGAGTATGAGCTGGAAAAATCAACGGAAGCAGCTGGCTATTCGGTTCGCATCGATGCCTACGTGCAGAACGGCCGGGTGTATTTCCCCGGCATTACCGGCCCGCATGGGGTTGGCACGGTGCGCAGCCGGGTGGTGGCCAGCGGCAGCCGGCCAGCTGGCTTCAGTGTGAGCAATGCAGTGGCTTTTACCGGTCCGGCGGAACCCGCCGCTACCGCCCCAAGCGCGGTGACGCAGCTCGACACCGCAGCTGGCAACGGGCAGGTAGTGGTGACCGTAGAGGCCCCGGCCAACGGCGGTTCCCCCATTCTGAGCTACCGCTACGAGTACCGCCCAACTGGCGCGACCAGCTGGAGCGTGGCCGGTACCACGGCGAACCTCAGCTTCCCGATTACGGGCTTGACCAACGGTATGCCGTACCAATTCCGGGCGTTTGCCACGAACAGCATCGGCACCAGCCTGGGCGGTACGGTGGTAAGTGCCACGCCACAGGCAGCGGTAAAAGATCTGCAGTTTATCGTCGATGGCAACAGCATCAGCACGGAAGACTACGCAACCGGGTGGCATGCTGATTTCGAAGCGAAGGTTGCTAGTGCCCTGGCTGCCAAAACCCCGCAGCAACTAGCCGCCGCCGGCCTGAGCGGCGGCCTGTCGTTTGACTGGAACGGGATTAGCGGCCAGACCAGCGACGAGATGAACAGCGTCGCGCAGGACATCGATACGCAGTTTGATGCGACCAAACGCAACGTGGTGCTGACCATCGGTGAGCCGTTCAATATCTTCCGCCCGCCGTACGCAACGACCACCGCGCAGCAGGGCGCGGATTCATTCAATGCCTACTGCCTGAACCGCAAAGCCGCGCATCCCTCCCTGGGCATTGTAGCCCTGCTGGGCTTTCCGGACAACTTCCGCGACTCCACCAACGCCACGTACTACCCGCCCCGGGCCGATTTTCCGCAGGTCATGGCCGAATGCGTGAACATTTTGCAGGCCAAGAAAACTGCGGGCACGGCGGGGTTTGACGTGCTGACGCTGGTTGATCCGGCGTATGATGCCACCAACCCTGAGCTGTCCGGCGACGGGGTACACCCCACCGTCGCCGGCTACGGCGCGGGCGGAAATCTGATCAACCGGCTGGTAGCCGGCATTATGCAGTACCTGTTCGGTACCGCCCAGCCGTCCCCGGTGCAGCCGCCTGCTCAGGCCGGCAACTATGCGGCTGGTGCCCAGGCGGTCACCTACCCCACCCAGGTAAACCAGGTGATTCAGGCCGGCGTGATTACCTCGGCGGCTACGGCGGCGGGCTACGGGGCGACGGGCCTGTCAGGCTACAAACTGCCCGCTGGTGGCACCGGCTGGGTAGGTAGCAAGATTACCGCCGGCGCACAGGATGCCATTGTGGGCGTAAACACGGATAACAGCCGCGTGGGCTATGCCGCTATGGAGGCGGCGGTATGGCGCAGCAGTGACGGCAAGATATACGTAGTCGATAATGGCGGTGCCGCGACTGATACCGGCTTTACTGTTGCAGTCGGAAATTTTCTTCGCCTGTATCGAAACGGCACGGTGCTGAAAGCCCAGAAATCCACCGATGGTAGTAGCTGGACGGATGTTTACACCTACACCTATGCCAGTGCTGCCGACCTGTACCTGGTATCCGATATTGAGAAAAGCGGCAAGCTCACCTATCCGCAGGGCGCGGGCCTGGTGCTGGCCACCTCAGACACTAACGTAACGTTGATACCGGGTGCTACGGCGTTATCGGCATCGAGCACCTTCGTACAGCAAACGGATGCCAAAATCGTCGCCACCACCGGCAAACCGTTCGGCTTCTACGGCGGGGCAGGCCTGACCAATATGAAGATGGTAGGCGACGGCTGGGTAGCAATGAAATTGAGCCAGCCGGATGCCTTCGACGCTGTATTAGGTTTGAAAACCACCAACACCATTGAGTTTGACAGCAACGGAAACTTTTACACCAACTTCCAGGCAGGTATCTGGAATGCCAGTTACGACGCGGGCGGCGGGGATGGGAAGTTCCTGTACGCCTTCGATGGCGGCAATGGTGTTGCGCTAAACCAGTCGGGTTCTCTGGGCCTGTTCGCGCGCCTACGGCGAGCCGGCTCGGTTATTTACTCAGAAATCTCAGTGGACGGGGGTAGCTCGTGGGTGCTGAAGCGCACCCATACCAGCAACAGCTCCAACATACTGTATGTAGCAGTGGATATAAGCGGCCCCGGGGCCATGTATCACCTCCAGGGAGTAGGCCTCACACCAGCGTAATACACAACTGCCTCGCCCATCTAACAGGGCTTTTGCTTTCCTCAACTTATTGTATGTATTTTACATACAATATTATCAGCTTGATACGCCGCCGATCCTCCATGCCCGCTGAACAAAAACCCTCTTTTCCGCCGTGGATCATGCCGCTATTGAGTCTGCTGGCAGGTGTCATCGGCTCACTGGCCACTTTCTCCTACAAGTACGGAGCCCTGGAAGGCAAAGTAGCGGCCAACGCCGACAAGATTGAAACGCTCCGCACCGACCTGAACGCGCTCCGCACCGATTACCAGGCCGATAAAGCCAAGCGCGAAGCCGAAGCTGCTGCCAGGCTCGCCTCCTACGAGCAGGCCCGCGCCGCCAAACTGGCCGAAATGGAAGCCCAGATCGACCGCCTGCAAAAGATTCCTGCGCCCCGCTAACCAACACCTGCCATGCAACGACTCCTCCTCTTCTTCGCCTTCCTGCTGCTGCTTGGCAGCTGCTCACCTGAAACGCGCCGGCTTCGGCAGTGGAACAAGTATTTGAAGGACCTCAAACAACAGCCAGTGGTGCCCCCGGATACCAGCACCGGCCGCTACGCGCCTGGGGTGGAGCTGGACGTACTGGATCAGCTGCTGCGCAAGTACCCCGGCCGGGCACTTACCCGCACCATCACCCGCACTGAAACCAAAGAGATACCTGGTAAAACGGTGTATGTCGAGGTGCCAGTGCAGGCAGATACCGCCCGTAACCGTATCGAACGGGATTCGCTGCTCCAGGCCCTGCAGCTGCTGGTGCAGTCGGAAAAAGCGGATAGCGAGCTACGGGCGGAAGTTGCCCGGCTCCGGGCCAAAGTGCTCCAGGCCTTCAATGCCCGGGCCTGCCTGCCGGATACCCTGGTGAAGTTCCCCGCCTACGGCATCACTTTCAAGATTGAGCGGGGCGCCACCGGCAAATATGGCTTCTCTATCGTCGAAGCCCCGCAGAAAGTGGAATACCCCTCGCATGTCACCGAGAATGTACACGAGCGGCTGGTCTACCTCGATAGCAAATTCTGGCAGTTCTGGCAGTTCTGGCTGGCCGTGGTAGTGGCCGGCCGGGGGCTGCTGTGGAAAGCAATTCTTCTCCTTAAATCCTTGGTATTTCCATGAGCATCAACCTGCCTACCCTACCCGATTCCTTCTTTCTCTATGCGGTGCGGCTGCTGGTTGTCCTGCTGCTCTGGCTATGGCTGCGCAAGGAGCTGACACCTAAGAAATTTCTCAGCATCTGGGAGACCAACAGTGTACTGAGCGCCCGGCAAATTCTGGCTTGGGTGGTCGCGCTGTTCGGCCTGTTTATGCGGGCCGCCGACCGCATCGATAACGATGCCCTCTCCCACTGCTTTGAGTGCAGCTTTATCCTGTTCGGTATCGGGGGCGCGGTGCAGCTGGCCAGCAAGATCAAGCCGGCTACGACCGTGAATGCCAAGGTAGATGCGGAAAACCTGAACGTCGGAACTACTCCGGAGGCTGAACAACCAGCACCTAAAGTCTACTGATATGGCTGATTTCAAGATTGCCCACGCTATTACCGCCAAGAATGAAGGTGGCTACGCCAACAACCCCGCCGACCGGGGTGGCGAAACTCACCTTGGCATTGCCCGCCGATTCCATCCGAATTGGCCTGGCTGGCAGATTGTAGACACGCTGAAAAAGCAGGTAGGCTTCCCCGGCACAGCCAACAACAGCGCACAACTTAAAGCCTTAGCGGCCAACTTCTACAAGGTCCAGTTCTGGGATATATTGAAACTGGATAGCGTAGCAGATCAGCTGCTGGCCAACGCCGTGTATGACTTCGGCGTGAATGCCGGGCCCGGTCGGTCGGCTACGCTGCTGCAACAGGCAGCGAATGTGACCAACCGTAACTCTGGTACCAACCTAGTAGTGGACGGAAAGATTGGCCCGGCTACCGTGGCCGTATTGAATGCCCACCCTACTCCGGCCCTGCTCCGCAAAGCCTTTGCCATCAAACGCGGCAGCTTCTATCTGACCCTGGCCGAAAATAGCCCTACGCAGGAAGTATTTGTGGCCTCTTGGCTTTCCCGCATTACACTTTAACCACTTACTACTTACCGCTATGAAAGACTGGTTTGCCCGTATTTCTCTGTTTTTGCTACTCGTTGCCGTTGGTGCGTGGTGGCACCATGCTGCCCAGAGCGAATACTACGGCTCGATAGAGCAGACGTGGTACCTCGTCGGTTTCCTGTTCGTACTGGCTATCAACGTGGTCAATGCGGTACTCGACTACCGGAAACGCCCGAAAACGCTGAATGACAAAGCTGGACAGAACCGTACTTACTCTGTCATATTGCTGCTGATGGCAGCGAGCCTGGCCGCTGTAGCGTGCCGGAATACGCCAAGTACGGCCGTCAGTCCCGACCCCGAATACCTATTCCCTACCCCGCGTATGGTTACTGACTCCAACGGCTGGGAAGTAGTCGATACCGCACTGGTTGCCCGCCGCTGATGCTCTGGCTGCTACTTACTCACCCGCTGGCTTGGCTGCTGACGTATCTGCACCCGCGCATCTGGGTAACACTCGATGTGCGCCGATTCATCAAAGCCGGGGCCGTCGATACGCTGCTGCGCACTTTCCACCGGCAACGCGCTACCTGGCGTGGTATCGTCATGGTGCTGATTGCGGTGCTGGCCAGCTTGCCCGCCTGGGGCTATTGGCTGCCGTTCGGCCTGAGCGTTGCCGGCCTACTTATTCTGCAAGTAGCCTACTGGCTCTACGACTTCAACCCGCGTCTGAATAAGGCCCGCAACCTTCCCTGGGTGGGCAAGTACCACGTCAGCTGGAATCCCAACGCCGCCTACTTTCCGGACCGCTACGTATGGCGACGGGCCTGGGAACAGGTTCGCGCCCCGGATGAAACCGCGCCGCCGGCCTACGAAGACCGGCAGGTGGTGGAAGCAGCCGGTCCGCTGCTGAAGCAACTACTACAGAACCTATTGGTGAATGGCTGTGTGACCTATCTGCTCACCCTGATCGGCATTGGTGTATGGGCGTGGTTAAGTTAAAGCGACGGGCCCGCCCCGGCTGGTACCGGATTCGCACCTAAAGAAAAATCCCCGACCTGTCAGCAGGCCGGGGATTTTTATACCAGATCAGTATCGTAAAACTCGCCCAGCACCTTTTGCCAGGCCTGCAGCAGCAGCGGGGCAATGCGGCGGGCCTTGTCCTTTGCGTAGATACCCGTAGTTGTACCCTGCACGTGCCCCAACACGTAGGCGGCCAGCGACTCATCCCCACCGGATACTTCCAACAGCAACGAGCCGGCGGTGTGGCGGGCGGTGTGGGTGCCGATGATTTCCCAGGCTGGCCGGTAGTTATCGGTCACCTTGCCCCCACTGATTTTCGCATCGTTGAACAGGCGGGTGATGCCAGCGGCTTTGGCTACCTGCTTGAGCAGTACGTTGCGCTGCCGGTTGCCCATGGCCGGCAGTTGCCAGTTCCACCGCTCCCCAATCCGGATAGCCAGCGGAGGGAGTGGTAGCAGTACTTCCGTAGTTACTTTCTGCTGATGGTGGCGCAGCGCCGGTACCCGGCTGCCGTCTTCTATGGTCAACTCCGTAAGCTGCTCCGGACGTAGTACGGTCAGGTCAGAATAGCGGCGACCGGTGAGCAGCTGCATCATCCACCGGTCGCGCTCCTGCTGCAGCCGTTCGTCGGCTCCCAGGTCTGCCCGCAACAGCGCGTGCAGCTCATCCCGGGTCAGGTCCAGTTGCGCCGCGTTTACCTCCTTGTATTTGAGCCACGGCAGTTTGGGATTCACCCCGATACGCCCGGCCAGAGTGCGCAGCCATTTGAAGGAATTGGCAATGGAGCCGTCGGCGGCTTCCTCGCGTACCAAATGCTGCTGCCAGGCCCGGACCATCTTTTCTGTCAGCAGCTCCCCTACCGGCAGCTTCGGCTTCCAGTCGTGCAGTTGCCCGCTCAGGTATTTGGCCTGCTTCAGATACGACGTCGATAAAATACCCTCGTTTTCAGCCGCCCACTGTGCGTAGTGTTCTAGCACCGTCAGTTGCACCGGCTCTACTACGACAACAGGCGCGGCGTCTTTTGCCAGCATCTTCTTCCACATCGCATCACTGGTTACCTGCTGCTTGCCCAGCGGCCCGGCCAGTGCGTGAAACGCTTCTGTAATATCCGTCTCGCACTTCAGCAGCTCCGCATTGATAGCGGCGGCGTTCGGATGCGCATCGGTTACGCGCCGGGTTTTCGGCTCCCACAGCTGGACCAGCTTCCGGCCCACTTTCTGTTTAGGCAGAATCAGGATACCAGGTGAGATGGAAAATTCATCTCCATGAAACCGGGCAATCAACCGGACATGGTAATACCCGTCGGCATTGGGCCGGCGCAGATACGCCCGGATCGTTAGTTTATTATGGAAGGTAGAGCTAACAGGCAT